CAGCACCGAAGAGATCACCCACCCCGCCGTAGAGGGCGTGGAGGAGCAGTGGCACTGGGAGACAGTGACCGAGTATCCGAACGGTGGCAAGGACGTGCAGAAGATCGTTGACCGCCCCGGCGTAAAGGCGCAGGAGGAATGGGTGGAACAGGTGCCGGTGCAGAGATACATCCGCTACACCGCCGAAGAGCTGGCCGCGCAGGAAGAAGAGCGCAAAAAGGCCGAAGCCCGAGAGAAGCTGCCGGAGACGGTGGCGGCGCTGCAAAAAGAAAACGAGATGCTCAAGCAATGCTTGCTTGAAATGAGCGAGATTGTTTATGCATAAAATCACACAAAAAATCGAAAGGATGGTACGTATGATGGCAATGTTATGGGCACAGGAAATCATGTCTGCTGAGACTATGGAGGATGCAAAGGCTCTGTACGAGCGCTGCCCCCGCCTGCTGAAGGAGAAAGTCAAGGCAATTCTTATCAAGAGCGGCTTTGAGGAAATCACCCAGTAAGGAGGACACTATGGCTGAAATCATGGATGTGTCCCGGCATCAGGGCACGATCAACTGGGACAAGGTCAAGGCAAGCGGCAAGGTGGACGGCGTAATGATTCGCGCCATGGGCAACAGTGCAGCGGGCAGGCCCAGTGCCCCCTACACCGACCCGCAGTTTGCTCGCAACTATTCCGAGTGCAAGCGGCTGGGCATCCCCTGCGGCGTGTATGGCTACTTCAAGGCGGTCAACCGGGAGCAGGCTGACAAGGAGCTGGCGTACTTCAAGAAGCTGCTCACCGGCCGGAGCTTTGAGCTGCCGGTGGCCGTGGACATCGAGGACGAAGTGCAGAAGCCGCTTGGCAAGGCCGCGCTGACCGACCTGACGGCCTACATGCTGAGCACGGTGGAAAGCTGGGGCGTGTACGCTCTGCTTTACACCGGCCTGTGGTTCGGCAGCACCTTCCTGTACATGGGCGGCGCGGCGCTGAAGCCCTACGACGTGTGGCTGGCTGCCTACCGCACGAAGAAGCCCGCACCCAGCTGGTCTTTTGGCATGTGGCAGTACACCAGCAAGGCCCGTGTACCCGGTGTGACCACCAACGTGGACATGTCCCACGCATACAAGGACTATGCGGGCATCATCAGCAAGAAGGGTCTGACCCGTCTCCGGGAGGGTAAATGACCGAAAAAGAAGCTCTCCTGTGGGTGCTTGGCATCTTGGGTAGCCTGTGCGCTGCGGCCATCACCATCGACAAGGTGCTGGAAATCATCCATAAGTACATCAAGAAGGCGCAGGCCCCCGACGATGCGCAGAACAAGCGAATGGATACGCTCGAAAAAAGACTTGGCGTGCTGGAACAGGGACAGCTTCAGCACGCACAGGCCCTTGCAAGAGACCTGCGCCGCTTTGACGGCCTCGATGAAGAGATGCGTCTCGTCCTTGTTGGCGTGCAAAATCTTTTGGATTCGCAGCTGTCCGGCAACAACCGCGAAGGTATGCAAAAAAGCAAATCCGATATCAACAACTACCTGCTGAAAGGAGTAACAAATCATGGAAGCAATGTTTAACTTTATCCCCGCACCCATCGCACTGGTACTGATGTTCATTGGCTTTGCCGCGCTGGCCGTTGGTGCTATCCGGCTGGGTTACAAGCAGTACGTCAAGGACTGGGCGCTGGAGCTCGTGACCATCGCTGAGGACAGCATCATGGGTAGCGGACAGGGCGCAAAGAAAAAGGCACAGGTCTTTGCCGCGCTGCGGGGCGCACTGCCGGACTGGCTAAAGCCTTTCATCACCGATGAAGTGCTGGACAGTGTGATTGAAAAGGCCGTCAGCATGATGAAAAAGGCACTGGCAGAAAAGAAGCCTACCATCAACAAGGAGTAATTTATGATCGAGCAAAGCGTATCTCTCGCATCCAATGGCGTCGTCAAAGTGCCGGGCTATGAGCAGCTGGTGCGCTTTGGCTACACCAAGAACCGGGGCGTGTACCGCCTGCACGTCGATGCAACCGGCGAGTGGGAAGGGCTGGCTATCCGCTGCTTCTGGCACGCCCCGGACGGCAAAGACCCGCCCTCCTCGCTGGTGGTGGACGGCTATGTGAACGTGCCTGCCGGCGTGACCGCACAGCCCGGAAGCGGGTGCGTCACCTTTGAGGGCAGCGACGGAACCAAGACCGTCACCAGCGCAGACCTGCGGTATCGTGTCAGCGCCAACAGCGGCACGGAGGACGGCACAGAGCCGGAACCGGGCACCCCTGCATGGCAGCAACTGGTGGATGCCGTGCACACCGATGCCGCCGCCGCAGAGCAAGCCAAGACCGATGCACAGACCGCGGCCACAGAATCTGCCGCCAGCGCGGACAAGGCCGCTGGCAGCGAGAAAGCTGCCGGTGACGCGCAGGCAAAGGCCGCCGAGAGCTTGCGGGAGCTGAAGGACGGCATTGCCGCTGGTGACTTCAAAGGCGAGAAGGGCGATCCTGGCCCCATCGGCCCGACCGGTCCGCAGGGCGAGACTGGCCCTCGTGGTGAACAGGGGCCGCAGGGACAACCCGGCCCGCAGGGCCCGCAAGGCAAGAAGGGCGAGACCGGTGAGGCGGGCCCTGCTGGCGCACCCGGCAAAGACGCCACCGTGGACGCCACCCTGAGCCAGAGCGGCAAGGCAGCAGACGCTAAAGTGACCGGCGACGCGCTGGCAAGAAAAGCCGTCATAGATGACACCGCTGTAGGCACCGACGCCTGGAGCAGTAAGCACATCGTGGATGTGCTCTGCCCGCCGCTAGAGGAGACTGACAACCCTGTGCAGTGCTACCCTGTGTCAGGTTATCCGCTGGGCGTGAAATCGACGTGGGAACCCGTGCAGGATGGGAGCGGCGAACCTAGCCCCGAAAACATTCGTCCCATCAAGGGACGTGACAGCGTCACAGTGACAAGGTGCGGGGAAAACCTGTTTAATCCTGCATGGATGCCAGAAAAAACCTTGAACAACGGATTAACGTGGACAATAACCTCCGATGGCACTGTAACGGCAAATGGAACGGCAAATGGAACGGCATACTACAACTCTAATTATTTTTCGCTTCCTGCGGGTACATACACGATTAGCGCAATGTCGCATTTCCGTATATCAGTTCGCAACCTTGATGCAGGCGATACTACGATTGCCGCACAACAGATTGGAGAACCATGTACGTTTACAGTAGAGAATTACATACAAAAAGCCGCCCTGTTTTTTGCCGCATCTGGCACACTGGATAATGTTTCAGCAAAACCGCAGATAGAGAAAGGCACGACTGCAACAACCTACGCCCCTTACACCGGCCAAACCTCCACCCTTACTCTGCCCCGCATCATCTACGGCGGCACGGTGGATGCAGTGACGGGAGAGGGGCAGGAGACGTGGAAGCTGATAACGCTGGACGGGACGGAAAAATGGATGGTATCGGGCAAGTTTTTGGACAATAAAACCGACTGGTACTATGTATCGTCAAAAATTCCGAACGCTGTCAATGCAGCGCCGCAGAAAGGCAACGAGATTTGCAGCCACTATCCTCATGCAGATATCGCTAACACCAATACCGCGCAGGGATGTGCTATTGTGCGGGGTGCTATCCGTGTACGCTGGGGCGACACAATCCCGGATGATGCTGATGCATGGAAAGCCTACCTTGCCGCCCAGTACGCCGCCGGAACCCCGGTGCAAATTGCGTACAAGCTGGCAGAGCCGGTGCCCTTCACTGTGACAGGCGCACAGCCCATCTCTGCTCTGAGCGGCGTGAACACCCTGCTGACCGACGCAGACAGCGTGACGGTGACCGGCAGAGCAGACCCCATCAAACGCATCACTGACCTTGAGGACGCTGTGGCATCCATGACATAAAGGAGGTACATACATATGGCAATCAGAAGCAAAGCTCGCCATGACCTGACCCTGCGCTCCATCAAGCGGGAAATCGCCGCAGGACGCGACGTGGCATACTGGCTGGACAAGGCGTACACCCATCTGGACAGCGGCCTGCTGACGGAGGACGACATCGCAGAGGCGGAAACCCTTGCGCAGGCATACTACGACGCACTGGACGCTGAGGACAAGGCGAACACTGGGGAAATTACGCAGTAAGGAGACAAAAAATGTTTCATTACCACTACATCAAAGTCATTGCTGATTCCGAAAACATGAGTACGAAAGAAATCACTTCTATTCTGCAAAAATACTTTGCAAAACAGAACGATGGTTTTTACCTCGAAATTGACTTGGATAATCATGCCGCTGATTTCGATGGCAGCGGAAAATGGCTCATGCGGTTGGAAGGAAATATTTTGTGGATAAATGGCGAATACGTTGCGCTCAGCGGTGTGCAACAAAACAACCCGGACGATAGCGTTATCGTCAAAATTTCCGCAATTCGTTATCTCATTGTTCACAATAAGGAGTGATATCATGGCAAGCACTACATACGAGCATTTTGTTGACACCAACAAAATGTACGCCATACGCGGACGTTTTCTTGGCCTCACGAAAACATACCATCTCGGCAATGTCAACAAACTGGTGACATTTTGCCACCGTTTCGCCGTCATTGGCAATATGGTGCGCAACGCTGGACAGCTGCCGCAGCCTTTCTGGCTCGGTGCTGCCCGTGGCGGCGGCTCGTGTAGTCTTTCCGCCAGCGTTGCAAGGGCTTAATGCAGAACAGATAAAAGCTGTGATAAAACGTGCGCCGCTTGGGAGGTATGACCGGAAAATCGCCCGGTTGCGGTACGTTGACCAGCTATGCCAAGCTGATATTGCAGCGTGTGTGCCGTATTGTCGGACATCAATCGGCAATAGGCTGAAAATCATTGACAAAATACTGAATGTGTGATACTATACTTTTAATCGGGCGCGTTTTCTTGTGAAGCGCGTTGAAGCGGCAGGCTTTCTGGTCTGCCGCTTTTCTTTTTTCACGATTTGTGGTATAATAACATCAACAAATCCACCCGGCCTCTCGAAGAAGCGCATTAGGGTGGATATCTGAACCCGTCAAGCCTCTCAACGATGCGTATCATGGCGGGTCTTTGAGGCTATGTAGCTCAGTTGGTAGAGCAGGGCGCACCCCGTCTATTGCGCTGGTTCAATTCCAGCCATAGCAAGCCCGAAAATGCTTGAACGGTTTTGAATAGTGCGCATACGTCAAAATTGCGATAGCAGAAGTAGGCATTTTTAGTTGATACAGTCTTCTGCACGCCTACTCACAGTGCGTACCATGCGGGAGACGATTTTATATGAATTATGGCAAATAAAATATATCACTTTTTGTCCCGTGTTTTGTTCGCTCTGATTATTTTTGGAGCGACATCAAGCGTTCTAAAAGCCGTCCTTCCGTTTTGGCATAGTGCATTTATAGGCGTGGTTTTATCGGTATATGCGTCTTTGCATTATACGCCATACGATTTATGATTTGAAAGGCTACGGTCTTGTAGAGAACGGTATTGCCTGTGGGCGGTTCCTCTCTTGATTTTAGACTTTGCCGTTTCGGCGGCATAAAAATCCCCTGCTTTGTCGAAGCCCTGCGTGCCACGCGGGGTACTTTGTAGGCAAAGTGGGGGATTTTGTTTTATTCGCACTAGTTTTGTCGAAACTCTTGCCTTGCAAGCCGAAACGTGATATTTTAGTTTTGCTTCCAATGCGAAGTCCTTTAATAGTTAAGCGCTCATGCGGATTTTTCCGTGTGGGCGCTTTTCTTTTTTTGTCCTTCGTTGTACCTTCGTTGTCCTTCACTTTTTGCCGATGCGGTACACTGAGAGCACAAGGAGGGATGTTTTATGAGCTATTATCCGACACCCGGAACGCCTTACGTTCCGCAACAGCCCGTCAATCCTTACGGTGGCATGGGCACAGTTGGGCTTGCCACTTCCCTGCCCAACACGCAGATGCAGCAGGCACAACCGCAGCGTCCACAGCCGATGAATGGGCAGCAGCCTGTTCAGCAGTCGGCACAAGATGGCGGCTGGTTGCTTGGCAGACCCGTTTCCAGCAAGGAGGAATTTCTGGCGATACCGTCTGACCTGTACGGCAGACCGACCTACTGCCCAGACTTGCGCAGTGGTGTGATCTACTGCAAGCGGCTCAACCCGGACACCTGTGAATCCTATGTACAGGAGTTTTACAGCCCGGAAGCATGGCGGCAGATGCAAACACAACAGGCACAGCAGACCGCTGCACCGACACAGCAGTATGTGCCTGTTGAGCAGTACGATGCCATCGTGCACCGGCTGGATGAACTGGAAAAGTGGCAGAAGAGCTTCTCTAAGCCCACTGCCGCAGCGAAGAAAGGAGAATAAGCAATGCCATCTCCGTTTGACATGATTACTCACAGCCCTATCATGCAGCTTGCAAATCTAGCTCGTGCCGGACAAAACCCGATGAGGCTTATCCAACAGTTAAGCGGGCAGAATGCTCCTATCATGCAGGGGCTGAACCTGATTCAGGGAAAGAACGAAGCACAGCTTCGGACGATGGCGCAGAACCTCGCCAAAGAACGCGGCATTGACCTGAACCAGCTCGCAAGCGTCCTGAATTTGACGCTTCCGAAGTGATGAGGCTTTACAATGGATGATTTTGAAAACAGCCATTCTGAAAAAGATTTTGACATCAACAATCTGTGTGGCAATGACAAAATATGGGTTCCTTTAATGCTTGGCTTGATTTTCGGTGCTGCAAGCAAAAAGTGGGATGACCCAAAAGATAAAAAAGACAACCCTCCAAGCTGACTTGGCAATCCTAAAATAAGCATCCCTCTAAGCGAAACGCTTCTCAGTTTTGCGGACTTGACAAAAACCGCATTTGTTTGGCTTCGCCCATCGCATACGGCGGTGGGATAGCATAACGCAAAACTGAAAGGAGTTTTGTTATGGACGATTTTGCAACTGGCTATTTGGCTGGACAGGACGGCGGCAATAACAACGGCGGATTCTTCGGCAACGAAGGTCTGTGGGCTGTTATTATCCTTGCTATCATCTTCGGCTGGGGCACAAACGGCTATGGCCGGAACGGTGGTGACAGCGGCATGAACGCTTACATCCCCTATCTGGTTGGCACTGGCGCAACCGGGCAGGGTGGTAACGACACCCGCGCGGCACTGTCTGAGGGCTTTTATCAGCAGGATACCTCCCGTTCTCTGGCAGGCATCCAGAGCGGCATCTGCTCTCTGGGCTATGACCAGCTGGCGCAGATGAACGGCGTCAACACCAACATTGCGAACGGCTTTGCAGGCGTGAACAGCGCAATCTGTCAGCTTGGCTATCAGAACGCACAGCTGGTGAACGGCTTGGAACGCAGCGTGTCCAACGGCGACAACGCCATCAACCTTGCCATCATGCAGGAAGGCAACGCACGGCAGGCGGGTCAGACCGCTATCCAGACGCAGCTTGCGTCTTGCTGCTGCGAGAACAAGCAGCTGATTGGCGACCTGAAGTATACCATCGCAACGGAAGATTGTGCCACCCGGCAGGCTATCGCAGACAACGCCCGTGCCATCGTGGACAACTGCAACGCCAACTTCCGCAGCATGATGGATTACTTCACGCAGGATAAGATTGCCACTCTGACCGCTGAGAACCAGAACCTCAAGTTCGCGGCTTCTCAGGATCGGCAGAATGCGCTTCTGACCACCGTGATGTCCCAGCAGACTGATACCATCCTGAATCGGGTCAATCCTCGTCCGATTCCCGCTTATCAGGTGGCAAACCCCAACGTGGGCGTGAACTGCTGCGGCTGCTGCTAACCAACACACTCCCCGATAACACCGGGTGAACCATCGGGGCAGGGGCAAGACACCTCTGCCCCTGATTTTTATAGGAGGAAAACATTATGGCTTGCAAAACAAGCTGCCGTCTGTGCCCGCACCTCGTCATCTCGGATGCGGTGACGTTCGCCAATGACACGCTGACCATCAACATCCCTGCTGGCGCATACCAGAACGGAGAGAAGTATTGCATCGTAGTTGCCCAGAGCATCCCGGACACGACCACCATCAACGCTCCTGTGGTCATTACCATCGGTGCAGGAACGACCGTATACCCTCTGACCGACTGCAACTGCGCTCAGGCAACCGCTGAAAGCATCCACACTCGCACCCGCTACGCTACCCGCGTTGCAACGTCTGCCACTGGCACAGGCACGTTCAAGTATTTTGGCTGCTTCTGCCGTTCCCACGCTGGTGCGCCCGCGTCCATTTCTTAAGGAGGTATAGATTATGGGCAAGAACAATTTTCGCCGCATGATGATGCTCCGCGACCACGACAAAGACCATGAGCCGGAGCGTGACCGCCTTGAGGAAGAGCGTGACCGCAGGGAGCGTGAGATGGAACGCCGTCTGCGCAAGCTGGAAGGCGGCAACGACCGCTATCCCTACTATCCGCAGGAGGAAAACCGCTACATCGACCCTTACCCTATCCCCCGCTACCCTGACGTAGAGTATGGGCGCAAGATGCCACAAATCGGCTTCTCGCAGAACGGCGACTGGGATAAACGGTCTGGTCAGTATGAGCGTGGCGGTGCAGATGGCCGCTCCATCAAGATGCCACGCCATCACCTCACCCACGATGAAGCAGAGGAATGGTGTGACAGCATGGTGAATGCTGACGGCACAAAGGGCTGTCACTGGACGCTAGAACAGACGCAAGACGTTGCCAAACAGCGCAATATCACCTGTGACCCGAACGATTTCTGGGCTGTTATGAACATGATGTACTCGGATTATTGCCAGGTCGCAAAACGCCAGTCCGTTGACACTCCGGGCTTCTACGCTGACATGGCAAAGGCGTTCCTTGAGGACGCGGATGCCGCAGATGGCAAGGCATATCTCTACTGGGATTGCATTGCTGATAAGTAAAACAGAACCCCTGTGTAGCCTTGATTGGTTGCACAGGGGGTTCGTTTTGTTATTCATCAAAAATATTTTCGACTGGCGCAAATGTGATGCTTTCCATTCCGAACTTGCACATCGGGCAAATCCAAACATAGCTTCCATCCATGAATTTTCTGTCCATGAATTTTTCTTCTATCTTCATGTCTTTACCTTTTACCCAAGCAACCGTTCCGCAATGTTGACATCTAAAGCCAACCGCAAATTTTTCTTTTTCTCTGCAAGTCAAGCTTTCGAGTGAAGCTTTATCGTTCATATTCTTCCTTTCTCCCCTGTGCGGTCGTTGTGACTACACATGGGGGTTGTTGTTATCTCCAAATCATAAAGCACTTATTGTCTACGCAATCTTGAAGGATTTCTTTGAAGTCTTTGAACTTTGCGGGATTTTCTCTACCTGCATATCCGTAAATAATGCTATCGTCATAATTACCTATAACTTTCAAGATTTCCTTGCAAGCACCGTATCGGATTTTTCCATCACCGTCTGATTGATAAAGAAAATCTGCAATTTTGATTGGAAGTTCTTTGCTTTCAATCAATCGTTCCGTTTCGTCATCGTACGATTCAAGAGCGTGTTCTTTTTCGGGAGATGGCATACCGAAAATTCCATCAAGCTTTTTATAGTGTTCTCCGACTTCCGAACCAACAAGTTCTGCAATTTTCGTTCTCAACTTGAAAAAACCGAAATAGCCCACATCCATTTCACGCCCAGTCTTTTTGCATTTGATTGTTACGCCCATGTAATTCCTCCTTTATCTCCGATTTTTTGCATGGTGCTTTTGAGATTTGGCGCATCTGCTTCCGGCATTTTACGTTTGATGCCAATAATCGCTTGCGTGATTCCAGCTTTGTTTAACTGGTTTACAGACTTACGGAATACAAAGTCAATGTTTATATTCGCCTTGATTGTTCCGTCATCTTCAAGATAACAGTTTGGAATCCACACGTTTTGATTACTGCCGTTTATTTTGAAACGCTTTGCTTTGTAGCAACCGTAGTCCTCTCTTACAATCAGTTCAATAGGAATACCCTTGTAATACTGCGTGTCAGTATTGTACTTTTCAGCCAGTTTTGCTTTACGTTTTGCTACTTCTGCGTTTATTTTGGCTTGTTCCTCTTTGCTTCTGCGCTTGCGTGGCTTATATGTGCGCATAATCTTTTCCTCATTCCCAAAGTGTTGATTTTGACCTCATGTCAAACAAATCTTGCGAAGTGATTACAAGGCTCTTGTCGAGTTCTCCCACACTGACAATGGAAAACTTGCCGGGAACTTCTCGCTCAATTCTTGCTTTTGCTTCTTCCTTGCTGCTTGCAAACAAGACGAACGGAGTTTGGAAATGTCTGCATTTTTCGTCATCATCGTACTGGATTTCAACCCAATAGAAATTTTCCATATATCGCTCCTTTGCCATCTCAATATTTTACAGGCGGTTCAGGTAACGGCATCCAATATGTAATATTGTGCGGTTTTCCGTTTTTATCCCGCCACTCACCAAAATCCTGTTCATATCCGACAATCTCAACGTCAAACTCGTCTTGGCTAAATCCGATAACATACGGATTGTATTCGTCTGGCATCTCGTTTTTCACGTTTATCCACTGCCCGATTTTAGGGGCGTTTGAAATGTCATACGAACAGTATCCAATACATTGAACTGCCCCTAACTCATCCACAAAATTCCTGTTTCCAATCTTCGTGACGCAAACATCATGAACCCTCTGCCACCCACTCTTGTAATCGGAATATTCGTCTTGTGAAATTACGATATTTTCCGGGTTCAATTCTTTTCTCCCACAGGTTAGGTTCCATTCATTTGCAATTCTCTGCTTCATTTCGTATTCATTGGCAAACACTCTTGTTTCCTTTAGAGCGTTTTTCAAAGAACCACGATGAGGTCTATAAGCAATCATAGGCCAACCCTCCATACAACTTGGCGTTTATCTTTTAATCAATTCCTTGATATACAGCGTTTCAAATTTTGTTAGATGGGGATACTCGCTTCGAGCCATCTTTTTTGCCTGTTCTTCAACACTCAAAATACTTTCAAAGTCATCATCTACATCAACAACATAGCACATACACTCATGGTCATGCTTATCGTTCCAACCTTCAAAAAGAACAACGAATTTTTTCATGATGTATTCCCTTCTTAAATCTCAGCTTTTATTGTTATTTCGAATAATGTGATGGAGCGTCTTTGGTATAGTACAATTCCATATCTGCCTTGTACGTATCAAGTTGTCTTTTGCTATCCACAAGCGTATTAAAGCTAAATCCCGCCGCAAAAGATACGGCGATGGACAAAATCAAGTGCGCTGCAACCCATTTACCAACAAAGATAAACGGAATCTGAACTGCTACAGCAAAGACATCGAACAAAAGAACGTAAACTCCGTGTTTGACCATTTTCTGTAAACGGCTAATGCTTCCTTCGTAAAATTCCTTCGGCTTCATCATACGTCAATCCTCCAACTCAGTTCTTTTTATCCAACACGAACTTTACAAGTTCTTCAATTTCTCCCAAATTTGCGATTATTTCATACCATCCTGCTGAATGTCCTTTATCGTAAGCGTACTCCCAAATTTTTGCCGCTTTCTTTTCTGAAATCCCAAAACCGACTTCTTCTTGAATTGTCTTATAAATTTCTGCGTAGATTTCATCCCTACGCTTCATTTTCTCTTGATTCAGTCGCTTAACTTCATTGTCGTAATCATCGTTATTCTTTTGCGCTTGCTCTTTGTTCCACTTTACCGACTTGTCTTCGTCAAACACAAAATTTGATGGAACCCGCTTGAAGCCATAAGGCTTGCATCCCATATTTGCCATTGCTTCAAATTTCTGCCCAATGTCAATCCATACGTCATTCATCTAAGAAATCCTCCAACTCAATCTTTCCCTCTGCCGCTGCAACTGCCAGAGCGTACACGAACTGCCCAATCGTCATTCCGTGTCGCCGTGCTTCACGGTTGATATACTTGCGCTCTTCCTCGCTCATAAGGATGGTAATGCGCTTTGAACGCTTTCCATCTCCGCTTGCAACGCCCTGATGCGATTCCGGCATCGGGATTTTTTTCTTTGTCAAACCAGCTTCGGCTAGTGCGCCGGACACATCGCCTTGTTCGATAAGACGTTGAACTTCTTTCGCCTGTTTCAGCTTCTTCGGCTTACTTTCGCTTACTACGGCATTGTTTTGCTGTGTTTTACTGTCTTTGGCTTGCTTCGGCTTAATACAGCTTAATTGTGCTTCATTAGGCTGTGCATGGCTGTCTGTGGCTTCGCTTGGCTTAATCTGTGCTTGTTCGGCTTCGTTCGGCTTTGCTTGGCTTACTTCTTCTTCCTTTGGCTCACTTCGGCTTAATGTCTGTTCCGAAAAAATAGGCTGAAAATCAAACCCGCCAAGCAGACCCGTTGATTTTTTGCTGGTTGATTTCATTCTTCTTTCCCCTTCTTACCGCCTATTCCTAGAGCTTTTAGAACTTCTTCCGGGATTCCGCTTGCGGAATTGATTTTTTCTACAATTTTCATCAATTCATCTTTATTCAGCTGAACGGTTGCTATGTTTTCTTTGCAAGGTTCTTTCGGTACTTCCGTCCAGTATTCTACATCTAGCGTACGCAAACCAGTTTGGGCGTCCAACCAATAATACTCATCGGTATGCACGTTGTAAAAACAATTGGCTGTAAGACAACACCCGTCTTTAGTATATACCAAAAAAACAAGAGATTCCCCGTGGTTGTACGAACCAAGTTTCGGCGGGTCGTACTTCGCACTATGCCATATCTTGTTGCTCATTTTTTATCTCCCTCCACAATCATCTTCGCCAACGCCTTGAAATCCTCTGCGCTGGTGCTCTTTGCTGTGTCACCACTAAACAGACTGTGACGCTCTGCCTGCGCCTTACGAACGCCCATAGACGGTCTAATCTTCACGTCCAGCAGGGTTGTTCCCATACTCTGTGCAATCACAGGGAGCTGCTCCACAACCTCTTTGGACAAGTTCTCCCGGCTCTTGTACTGGTTCAGAAGCAGGCCTTCAATCTTCAAAGTCGGGTTGAAGTATCTGCGAACATCACCGATGGTCTGCGAAAGCTGGCTTAAACCAGCCAGCGCATATCGGTCTGCTGTGAGGGGAACGATGATGCTGTTGGCGGCGATCAGTGCGTTCACAAGCGCAAGGCCAAGCTGCGGGGGAGTGTCCAGCACAATGTAATCGTACTGCTCAGACACGCTTTCAAGGGCTTCTCGCAGCCGGAAGTTCTTGCCAATGTCCCGAACCATCTGTTCATCGATGTCCTTCAATGCGCTATCAGACGGAAGAATGTCACCAGCTTCACAGTGCTGGATTCCTTCTTCGACCGTGCCTTGCCGGGTCATTACATCAAACAGGGTGCATACGTCCTCTGTCTGTGCGCCATAAGTGTCCGTTGCGTTGCACTGGGCATCGCAGTCCACCAGCAGGACTTTCTTGCCAAGCAACTGCAACGCGCCAGCCAGACAGGTGCTTGTGGTGGTCTTTCCTGTACCGCCCTTCTGGTTGGCGACAGCTATGATTTTTGCCATTTTTATTCTCCCCAATCTATAAAGTAACCGTTATAAATGAACTCTTTCGCCGCTTTACCGGCTTCGATTAAGGTTTTTCCAGCTTCAATCGCTTCGTCAGGCGCTAGTTCGCTATAACTTTTCTGCGGCAAAACCCTTACAGAAGCCTGATTTCCATGATGATTGAATCGAAACTGATAATCAAACTTCTTTTCAAGGTCAAGTTCCGCTTTATTCAAAACGGAGTAGGGAACTTTTGCCATTTTATCACTCTTTCTTTATTCTTCGTACATCGGAAGCTCTGCCCATGCAACCACTCTTGCAATAAAACTATTGCTTGAAGAATGGCTTAACTTTTCAAAAGATGTATTCAAAAATTCTCCGTTCTTGATAAATGCCGCTACCGTGTTTATTGCCGTTATAGATTCATCTTTCAGATAGACCGTTTTTACCGAACACAAGAACAGACCTTTCGTTCTTTCAATGATTTCTGGTGTTGGCATCCCATCATGTTTAACGGAATACCACACAATTTCCTGCTTCTTCATACCGCTCCTCTCTGCTTTATCTGCCCACTGTGCTCATTCTGCATAATGTGCTGTATCTGACTACTTTTGCAATGCGTCAATCTCATAGAAAGCCGGAAGATACTCTTCAATCGCACCGTCTTTCTTCAAGCTGCCAATCAGATACCGCTTCGGGTAGTCAGGCCAAGGGTCACGGTTGATTGAAAGAATATCCGCACACGCAGCCTTTACGATGTCATAGACCGCATCTCTCCGCTTTGGCAACTTGATAGATGGGTGCTCTTCCATCATCTTTACTTCGACAACCTTTGCAACCTCGATGCACTCTTGAACGGATAGAGCATCGCATACAGACCAGTCGTACCCTTCGTATCCGCTTGTGCGGGGCTTTCTGACGGCTTTTTTGATTTCCGGCTTGGACTTAGCCGTCTCACAATCAACCTCGCTAGAATCGGCATCTATGACGGGCTGCTTGGATTTGTACCCGAATCGAAACTCAACTGCTACTACCTTTCGCCCTGTGCAAATCTTTTCAAAGTCAACGACAATGTCTGAAACATTGCTGATCTCTTCCACTGCTGGTTCAAGAACTCTGCGGCGTAAAGCCCGGAAGTCGTCATAACTTGCATCGTTTGCCCCCAAGTGGTCACGCAGCTGCTTCAAACCAATCTTGTTCGACGTTAGAGAGCGATTCATCCAATCTCGAATCATACTGTACATCAGAATAGATGCTTGCTGCTTCATCCCAATCGTATAGCGCAGACGGTATTTAACGTAGCCGCTTCTTGCAATGTCGAAAAACACAGGCCGCAAGTCAGGATTACAGTTGATTGAAACGTCATAGGACAAGGATTCTCGATTGAACTTGACCTCTGCCTTTGTGAACAGCGGATACATCACATATTCTGTTCCATCTGCATTCAGTGGTACTGAAACCACGTTGCCCAAAAAGTGCTTAACCTGCGACTTCAAGTTCTTTGAATTGAGCTTCAAATCCAGCAGTTTGCAATATTCAGCCAGCGTAAACGACACGTTGGAGCTTTCGGGGTCTCTCGGATTGATACGGCTCAGATAGACCTCAAGCAGCCGAAGCTCGCCTGCTGTGTAGTCCGTAAACTTCGCCCAAACCAATGCCTTGCTCTTTTCGACAAGGTTGTTTCCTGTCAATTCTGGCATTGCATCATCTCATTTCTTCTACCCTATTATACCACTGTATCGTGTACACGTCAATGATTCTGTACACAATTATTTTTCAACAATCGACTTCCACATTCTGTACACGATACTCCACTTTTTGTACACGATACACTCCACTTCTTGTACACGTTCCTCCACTTTATGTACACAATGCTCCACTTTTTGTACACGTTCTTACTATATATATAAACAAGAGATAAACAAGAGATAAATAATCATCATCAAATAGAGACGACGATACATTTTCAACAATTTTTTCTCTCAAATGGGAAAATCGTGGAAAACGACAACTTCTTTTGCTGAATAAGAAACGTCCATCAAGCCCTATAATCTACCTGACGGTTCTATCGTGTACAGAAAATGGAGTGCAATCACACCAATAGGGGACGAATTGACAAGTCACGCTTTGATGAACGAAAATTTCACGCGAGTTCGTTAATTACATCTGCAAAAATCCACCATTTACGATTCTATGGGGGACAAAATGACAACCCAAAACCATATTTATAACAGGCCTATTGTGTACAAAAAGTGGAGCACGTCCCCCTGTATACCGTAAAAACTTCGATAATTCGACAATCATCCAGTTATATTATTGGGATTCACGGTATAGGAATCGTTGGACTTCATGGCTGCTTCTGTTCCGGCGTCCTGTGCCTGATAGAGAATCTCCATCTTTGGGGCGGTACCGTTCGGGTCTGGGTCTGTTCCGGTAGCCTGCACTATCTCATAGCTACCAGACACCATCCGGCAGACAGCAACCCTGTCCTTCAACGGTGTGTGGAGGTTTGCTAGAATCTCCGTCAGCACGCCGATGTGGTCTGAACCGTGATCTCCGTACCGGATATATAACAGGGCATCTATCTCATAGGATGAACATTCCATCATAGCATCTATGAGAATCCGCCGTTTCTCCAGATCGGAAAGGTCATCTTCCAAGTGTTCCAGCAGCCCTGGATGAATGCAAGCGTCCATGTATCGAGCCACCGATACGCCGCAGCAGGTGAACCAGCGCATAGCCATCGGAAGGGAGATGGCTGCCAGACCTTGCTCCCAGTTGGCGACCGTGCCACGATTTACGCCCATTCGTGCCGCCAACTTCTGCTGGCTCAAGCCGGAACGCATTCGAGCTATCTCTAATACTTTGGCTGTTCTTACCAAATATTCGTCCATAAATTCTCACCCTTTCAACAAAATCCGGCAAAACTGCTGGATTCGACAAGCCAAAAAATGGAAAAAGCTGCTATGGAGAACCAACAGCAGCCTGTGTTATAACTGTACCATCGAAAAAACAATCAAAACAGGAGGTAACAATATGATTATCATCGACGGAATGCCCGCATCTGAACCGAACGAAAACAAAACGCCGAAACCGTGGGAGGGTTAGTGTATGAACCAGATTGACACCATGCTCATTCCCTATGCCCGCCAGACCGCTTTAAAACTGGTCTACAACCTTGCAAACAACAATGCAGATAAGTTTGCTTATGAAGAAGCAAAAAACGTTCTGGAACGTGCCGTAGCCGCCTTAGACGATGGACGCGACCCGGCAGACAACATCGAACGCATTGACGGACAGCTCGTAGAGCTGTGATTGGAGGAAAGATGGATAGGCGCTGCCCCTTTTGATTTGAACACTCGCGGCTTCCCCGATATGAAGTAATGGATGTGAAGAAAATGTTCGATTTTTACGAAGTTGTTCAAAATACATTGACTTGACAACTAAAAGATGTATAATCGTATCAAATGAACATCTGCACTTACCGATCGGGAGGATATGCCACAATGAGTGAACAGGAAAGAGCCAAGATTGACCGATTTATTGCATGGCTGCTGGAACATCCTGAAAAGATTCCGGCAGCGGAACAAGCACTAGACTTAGAGTAACAGAAAATCCCTTGCGCAGAGCTACACCAGCCCGGCACAAGGGATTCTTTTATTTTACCGGGCATGAACGTTACATCTTCTCGATCAGGTTCATCAGCGCTTCACGCTGTTCCTTCGGCATGAATTCAAGTTTTCTTCTAATCCGCTCCACTGCTGCATCGACTTCACTTTGCGGCTGCTGGGGCGGGTTTTCTTTTTGGTTGCCAGTGAGAAGGTAGTCAACCGTAACATTGAAATACTGTGCCAGCTTAACGGCATTTTGATTGGTCGGCTTTGCATCGTTCCCTGCATTTGCTTCGGCTCTCCAATAGCTATAAGCAGATTTCGGAACGCCAGCTTCAGTCAAAGCACGAGACGGCTTTACTCCCTTTTGCTCACATAGCCTTACGAAATTGTCAAAAAACACAAAACATACCTCCAGCGTTTGTACAAGATGACAAAGTTCTACCACTTGAACAAAAACACTTGAAAAGTTCTACTACTTGTGCTTTAATAAGGCTACCGGGTTCAATCGGTAGAACAAATTAAAGGCTTTGAACAAATAGAAGAACGTTCGATAATGTTTTTGCTTGACACCATAATATTATCATATTCTTTCAAAAAGTTCAAGTACTAGAACAAGAAAGGAGAAAAAATTTGCTTCCTAAGTGGACAGGCGATGTTGTGGGAACGCTTCACGTTAACAGCATCGAAATCAGAGAGCTTGCTGCAAAAATGGGATGCGCACCGGAATACTTGGGAAAAATCCTGAACGGTAAGCGTGAGCCTAAAAATGCGGAAGCTAAGGTGAAAGAAGCTCTGGAAGAGCTATTGAAGGAAAGAGAGGGAAAATGAGTGGTATGGAACAGATCATCACCTTGAAAGTAAATCTTGAGTACCCAGACGAAGCGCGCCACGCGATTGACGAAGCAACAAAGGCCTACGAAGAAAGCAAAAAACACTGGAATGCCTTTGAAATCAACGAAGCCAAAAGCAGAGCACGAGACATTTTGTACAACTTGTGCAATGAAGGCTACAGTATGATATGGACGGTTACGGATGGCGCTGTCGGCCTGACAATCTGGAAAAGCTTTAAGGAGCCTTGTGTTGGCCAGTGCTATATGCCAAAAGAAAGCCTGTTTGACATCTGGGTCGAAAAGCTAGTTGCGCTGTGCATTGCCACAGGTCAGGAAGTCCCGAAATTCATCACGGATAAGGCTGGTGAGTGCTGGTGATGTGCTTTTACAAAGCGCCGAGCCGGAAGCGTAGACTGAAGCTTGCGATGGCCGCTGGCGTGTCCAGAAACGATGCCAACAAGGTGCTGTGGATGGAGAAATCCATCAACCAGTGCTTTGAACGCCACAATCGGGAAGCCAAGCTGAAGGAGATGCAGCATGGAAATTAAATACTGCGAGCGCTGTGGCATTCTACTCGGCGCAGTCAATCCTACAAAAAAATATTGCTCAGATTGCAAAAGGGAAGTTTCGCTAGAGCAAAAGAGAGCAAGACGAAAAGCATTGAGCGAAAGTCATAGATTTGTACCAGTAAAAACCATTTGTCAATGGTGTGGAGAGCCAATGATTAAAACGTCTGCGGCTCAAAAGTATCATAAAGAATGCGCAAAAGAAGCTTCTTTTACAAGCATTGCAGAACATCAAAAAATACGAAAAGAGCGAAATTTGAATAAGAAAGCATTGGAAGAAAAAAAGATTCCATCTGTAGGGCAAGTTCAAGCACTCGCTGATAAAATGGGCAAGCATTATGGCGAGGTGTCGAGGATGCTTGCAGCAGGAGAACTGACTTATGAATGGTAAATACTACGGAAAGCGGGAAATCCGCTGGCACAGCCGTGAAAAGGAACGGCTGAAAAACATTCAAAAACGAAAGGAGAAAAATGAAAGTACTTGTAGAAATCGCAATGATGGGTGGCGTAGCGCTTGCCGTGGTTCTGGCGACGTTTTTTCTGAACTTCTGGCTGATGCATCAAATTATGCTTCTGATCGGAACTAAAGGAGCGTGGCTCGTCATCTGCATTGCAGCAATTATGGCATCTGCTTGGATTTTGAGCTTTGGTAGTAAAAGTGGTGAAAAGAATGACACTGGAAGCCGCTCTTGAAGAACGCGATATGAAGGCGTCGGAGCTTATCCGCAGAAGCGGAGTTTCAGCCCCAACGATATACAACATAACAAGTCCGAATAAAGCGCCGTACAAGACGGGCGTTAAGGCTGATACGCTTGCAAAAATAGCCGAAGCGATAAATGCAATAGTCGTGATCGATGCAAGCAAACCATTTTTATTCGATATCATTCCGAAAGAAGGGACAAAATGAAAACCGTAAAAGGAAACGTGCTTACTATACTTGGTATCGTCGCCGCAATCGTAGCCGTTAGCTGTGGTGATACAATAAATGGTTGCGAGACTACAGTACAGATGCTTGGATGGGCGTTTGTTTCGCTGATGCTGTTAGCTACCGCTCTGGTTTTGTGCGCGCTTGGAGTGAGCGCGGAAAAAGAGCATGAAGATAACGAACGGACGGGGAAGCTGAACCGCATTCCCGCTCACACTAACAAGTGGAGGGATGTACGGTGAAATGCCCAGTGTGCGGTAGCGACAACATTACAACGATTGACAGCCGGTCAGACCATGACAGCATTGTTCGCCGCAAGAAGTGCATTGCCTGTAACCACCGGTGGTCTACCATCGAAATTGACAAAGACCAGTGGTATAGCGCACTACAAATCAAAGAGGAACGTAAGAGAGGGAGACCAAAAGATGATTAACCTTGACAGATTCGGTGGAGTGACCGAGCCTGAGGACGGCGTGTACTTTATGACCAACGAACAGATGGCAGAAGCCAAAGAAGCTGACCGGCTGGCTGAGATTGAGGACTTGCAGTCTGAAATCGAGGACACGGAAGCAGAGCTGAAAGACCTCCGTGCACAGTTGGCAGAGCTGATGGCTGGTTGATTTTGTACAGCCGTGTTAAGCCAAAGTAAGAACAATGAAGCCTAATAAAGCCGAAGAAAGGAAAGAAAATGGCAGTATTAGTAATGGTCTACGGTCACTCCGGCAGCGGTAAGTCCGCTTCGCTTCGGAACTTTGGCCCGGAACAGGTTGCGGTTATCAACGTTCTTGGCAAGCCGCTTCCGTTCCGTAGCAACATGAAAACTTATATCACCAACGACTACGGCAAGATTGATGCTGCAATCCACAGCACCAAGCGTAAGTCCATCGTCATTGACGATGCCACCTACCTTATGACGGGCGAGTTCATGCGGAACGCAAAGGTCGCTGGATACCAGAAGTTTACCGACATGGCAGCCAACTTCAACACCTTGCTGATGCGGGCGAAAGAACTGCCGGATGATGTTGTGGTCTACTTTTTCGGTCACAGCGAGCGTGACGGAGACGGTGGCGAGAAGTTTAAGACCATCGGTAAGCTGTTGGACGAGAAGGTCTGCGTGGAAGGGTATTTCACCATCGTTCTGAAAACTGTCGTGCAGGATGGGCGATACCTGTTCAGCACCCGCAATGATGGGATGGACACCGTAAAAACCCCGCTTGGGATGTTCAACGATGCGCTGATCGAGAACGACCTCGCTGCCGTAGACAAGACCATCCGTGAGTATTACAACATCCCGGTTCAGCTGGAAAACAAAGGAGAGTAACAGATGAAGAACATCAACTGGAATGACGTGCAGGAAGCCACCGAGCGCCGTGACCTGCCTGTTGGCGGCTATGTTGCCGGTATCTGCAAGGCAACGGACGAACCTGCAAAGGAGCGCCTGAACATCGAGTGGGAGGTCGCAGAGGGCGAGTTCAAGGGCTACTGGCGTGAGCAGACCGCTTCCCTTGTCGAACGCGGCAAGCTGAATCCTGGCGAATGGGCATGGGGCGGCAAGACCATCAAGAGCTACAAAGAGAAGGCACTGCCCTTCTTCAAGGGCTTCATCACCGCTGTTGAGCAGTCCAATCCCGGCTACAAGTTCAACAACGATGAGAAGACCCTGCGTGGCAAGCTGGTCGGTGTGGTTCTCCGTGAGGAAGAGTACATGGGCAACGATGGCAACGTCAAGACGAAGCTGGTCGTTGACCGCTTCACCAGCGTGGACAAGATTCGTTCCGGCGACTATGAGGTCAGACCGAAGAAAACGCTGTCTGGTGGGTCTGGCTCCGGCTACTCGCAGGGTGTGAACGATGACTTTTCCGTGATTGAGGACGACGGTTCGTTCCCTTTTAACTAACGGTTACGCTACCGGAACAAAAGGCGAGAAAGGAACGCTATGTTTTACCGTCCGAAAGTAGTTCGATGCCGCCTGAAAACTGGCGGGAAAAGCATCGAACAAATCAAAGAATCCCACAAGGGGCAAGGGCTGGTTTATCGGGATTTTGAAAGTCTCCAACAGATGTACGATGCTTTTTCTGGATTGATTGTTGAACTGTCCCTTTGGGAGTATGACAACCACGAAAGTTATCATCTCGAAAGCTGGAAGCCAGAAGATGATGAAAAAGTTATGATGGGCGTTTATTACGCAGAGCAAACGCATCCGTTCCCTCGATACAAGAACGATTTTGAAAAATTCAAAGTGGACTGGGAAGCAAAGAAATATGAATGCGAAGGCGCATCTCTTGTTTTTGAGCCAGCAGATGTTGAAGAACTCGAAACCATCTGCGAAGAAGTTCCTTCGTCTTGACCGCCTACCTTATATAAGAGCTGCGCTATCTGGCTGGACGGGCGTTTGGAAAGATGATTACCTGCTGTCTAAACTGCACATCGCGCCACCAAGCCTGCCACGACACTTGCGAGAAGTACAAGGCAGAGAAGAAAGACTTCGAGGAACGCAAGGCGTTCGTGTATGAGCTGAACCACAGCCAGAGCGTGTACCACCGCGATTATGAGGACAAGCACCGGGAAAAAAGGCAAGAAGCGGTTTCTCGGAAGTGAATTTAGAGGTGAACGAGGATGAGACTTGTTGACGTAGAGCCGTTTATTGAAGCGTGGAAGAAAAGCGGGAACGGTAAAAAAGCCGAAGCTAAAACGCTTATGAACAGCGGGATTTACTCTGAATACGATAAAGGAGTTGCCCTTGACGGCGCTGCTGACCTTGTTTTGGCACTTGCCGAACAGCTTGAAAACGATCCATCAACTGCGTGGACAAGTGTAAAGGACAAACAACCGAAAGAAGATGGAATTTATCTTGCTGTTTACGATCTTTTGAAATGGAAAAATCTGATTGGAAAAAGCAAGTTTTCAAACGGAAAGTGGGTTGGCAATAGAAAAACAGTCAAGTTCTGGATGCTGATTCCTAAAATTCCGGGAGACAACGAATGAACACCGGCAAGCAGTTTGAAGCAGACTTCAAAGCATCCGTCCCGTCCGATGCGTGGTGCTACCGCCTAAAAGACAGTGCTGCCACCTACTACGGCGGCAACGAGAACCTGTCCTTTTCCATCGACAACATCTGTGACTTCCTTGTGTACCGATACCCGATGAACCACCTGTTTGAACTGAAAACGATCGAAACACCCTCTATCCCTTTGGAAAAGGTATTCGGCAAGTACGACAAGGCAAAGCGCAAATACCGCAAGGAAAAGCACATCACTGACATGGTGGAAGCAATGGGGTACAGCGGTCAGACCGCCCATGTGATAGTTAATTACAGGGCGGTCAACCGCACCTTTGCAATCCCTGCCAGCAAGGTTCTGGCGTTCCGTTACAACGAAAGCCGCAAGAGCATCCCTTGGCAGTGGGCAGAACAAGAGGGGATAGAGGTCAAAGCAAAAAGGCTGCGTGTCCATTGGCGGTATGACGTGGACGGGCTGCTAAAGAGATTGGAGAAAGAGAATGGAGTTCGATGATATTGAGGTTGAGATTTGCGACCGATGCGGTGAGTGCTTTTCGTGGCACGGCGAAGCGGACGGAATCCGAAAAGTGAAAATCAAAAAACGCGGCTATGAATGCTCGCCAGACAGGTCGTTCGTTCTTTGCCCCTCTTGTATGGCTGCACTCAACGACTGGCTGAAAGGAGAACAGAAGTGAGCAAGAAAGTTTCAGACATTCTGCCCAAGACGGAAATCTTGGCACAGCTGGCAGAAGAAGCATCCGAATTGGCACAGGCTGCGTTGAAGCTGCGCCGTGCGCTGGATGGCACGAACCCGACACCGAAGAGTGTTGAGGAATGTTTAGAAAATATACAAGAAGAAATGGCGGATGTTTTTGTCTGCCTAACCATGTTTGGCAAGTCCGCCGAAAGAGACGGAATCTTGATTTATAACAGGTACATGGAAAAGGTTATCAAAATCGAAGATGAAAAAGAAGCCCGCTGGCTCTCTCGCCTTGGGACAAAGGAGCGGTCAGATGAATAAGCGCAACAAACGACCCTCAAGTGGCAAACAGGCGATGTCAGCCAACCTCCGCAAAATTGCACGGCAGAACCAGTTGTACGGATTCCGCATGGCTCTGGATGGCATCGCCGCCACATGGGGAGCACTGATCCAGAACCTTCGGTGCGATGCAGACCTGACCGATGAACAAGTGCAGAAAATCATCCGCATTGGTGACAGGTACTGGGAGATGGTCGGCAAGTTCAAAGAAGAGGACATGACCCCTGACGAGTTCGCAGATTACATCACAGCAAAGTCAGAACAGGTCGAAAAAGAGCTGAGAGAAAGGTGGAGCTAGCGATGGCACTGTTGAATAGCGAAGAAGTTGACGATACGTTATCCATGAGGATAGGCGATGATATTCGGAGGAGCATAAAATTCTCTTGTGATTTGTGTGGAACGGATATAGATGTTCTCGACACGCGATTTGCAACGATGACAGCAAATAAAGTGTGGAACAAAATTATTCCTGAGTGCCCGATTTGCGGGAAGAAAATGATTATTAACAGTTGGGAGGCATTCTGAAATGTTTGAATTTGCAACTCGCTGGCTGGTCTGCCTAGTTCTGCTGGCGGTGGTAGTTCAGTCCGAACGGACAATTAAACACATGGCAGACAACCTGTTTGAAGAAAGTCAGGCAATGCTCGTCTGGCTGTTCATCAACGTGTGTCTGGCCGTTTGTACGGCTGTTGTGATGGGGTGGAAATAAGAATGGCGAACATCATTTTGAAAGCACTTTGCTTGCCACTTGTTGCACTGATTATGATTTCTGCCTATATGACAACCAAAATAGATTGGCATGATGACGATTGGTTGCTAATGGTATGTATTCTGGCAAGTATGGTGCTTTCAACTGCATTTGCGCTAATTATTTGGTTGAGGTAAATGATGATGGATAACGAACTTTACTGTCCGATGAAAATGACCAGCAATCCGCTTGGGCGGTGCGTATGCGAGAAAGAAAAGTGCGCTTGGTGGCGACAGTTGGATAACTGCTGTTCTATCTGGCAGATTGCATGGAAGCTTGACAGCATCGAAACAAAGATGAAGAGGTGAGAGCATGAAAAAGCGAATTTACCTTGTTCTCGAAACCGAAGCGGACGAGGATGACAAGAGCATCCGTAGCGATATTGAGCAAGAACTTGGAATGGCTACACACTATTTTGAAACGATTTCTTATAGTGAGAACAGTTTCCCTGACAAATGGATTAGCGTAAAAAATAAACTTCCCAATGCTGAATACGGCGAATCTAAAGATGTGCTGACAATAAATTCTATGGGCGTTATGCGAGTAATGAACTTTGATGGTGGAAACTGGTGCTATCCGACTATGGAACCTTACGCTAGTGCATTCAAAATTACGCACTGGATGCCCCTCCCTGAACTGCCAAAGGAGGTCTGATACATGGCAACACCCCCGAAGCGTGGTCGTGGCAGACCGCCGCTGACCGAAGCTGAAAAGAAAAAGCGTGAGAAGCGGGCACAAAAGGCGAAAGAAGAAGCCGCTGCGAAGCGTGAGAAAGAGCGAGAGAAGAAGAAACAACAGATGCTTAATAAGCGGAAATCTATCCGCTCACAGGTGAGTAAAAAGGTGAAAGAACAACAGGAGTTAGCAATCACGAGGTCTAAGATGCTGAACACAGGCGATTTGCAGTCGAGAATCGGTGATGAAGAGGACAAGAAGGTCATCGGAATGATTGCAGCCAAGTATTTTGGCGACCTTCCGAGCGTGGACATGAACAACCCAATTGAAGTGCAGCAACGCCTTGACTTCTTTTTTGACGCTTGCATCGAAGCCAGAATCTCCCCTGTGGTGGAATGGATTGCACTGGTGCTTGGCATCGAATGGGTGAGCCTGAAGCAGATTATGGCGGGCAAGCGCCGTGACGACAGCTTGCAGCAAAAGTACATCTTGAAGCTGATTCTGCAAATGCAGTCCATGTGGGCGTACAACGGTATGTACGGTCAGGAGAACCCAGCAGAGTGGATTTTCCGTGCCAAGAACTACTTTGGTATGCGTGACAACGTGGAAGTCGCCGTTGTGCCGCCTGAACAGCCGTTGGGCGATGCTCAGAGCGCAGAACAGCTTGCTCAGAAGTACCAGACGGCTTTGCCGAAGGGAATTGACGTGGAGTACAGAGAGGTGACGAAAAATGAAACAACGGTTGGTTGACTTCTCCGACCCGATTCTTTCAGCGGCGCTGTTTATCTTGCTTAAAGACCGTGCTACCGGCAAAAACATCATCTGGGCAACAGAGCCACCGCCTGAACTGGGCGCAGGCTTTGCGGATGAAATCACATTAGAACAAATCAAGAAGTGCCCACCAGTGCCACGAGTTCTCAAGCGTCTGGATGAGCAGAAGCAAAGAACCAAAGCAAAAGCAGAGGTTTTCACTCCTTCTTGGGTCTGCGAAAAGATGATGGACATGGGCGAAGAAAACGGTGCGATGCCCGATATGAAGAAAGAGCCTATCAAGTACATCCATTCGACAGTCCTTGAAATCACCTGCGGAGAAGCACCATTCCTTGTGAACCGATACGACACGGTAACAGGCAAAAAGATTCCAGTACTAAAACGGAAAGGGCTATTTGACCGCAAACTGAAATGTGTAAACAACTGGTTTGATTGGAATGTCTGGACATGGCACGATGTGGCAGAGGACGCAGCGACGACTACATACGGCTATGAGTGGCAGGGCGACAGCCTGTTGCTTGCAAGAGCAAATATGCTCCTGACATGGCGAGAGAACTTTAAGTGGCTGTTCGGCATAGAGCCTGACGCTGGGAAGGTTCGCAACATGGCTGCTATCATCTCTTGGAACGTCTGGCAGATGGATGGTCTAAAAAAGACCGTGCCCGGCACGGACATTCCGTGCAAAATCAAAGACTGGAAAGCAAACAAAGAAATTTTGTTCAAGGATGTTTGGGAGAACGAGCAATGAAAATCATTACATATCCTGACGGTCGTTCAGAACAGGTTGGAACGCCGTTAGAACTAGCGCAGTTTATGTTTGGTTTGACTGAATATCAAACTATGCAGAAGTTCAAGAAGCTGATTGATTCTATTCCGCAACAGATTGAAAACCCAAAGAAAAAACGTGCATCTAAAAAGAAAGCGGGCGAATCTGATGCAAACTGACAGAGGAATCTACCACAAGCGAGTATGCGACCACTGCGGAGCGGCTTTGTGCGGTAGGATGATGAATCCTGATGAATACTTCAAGGGCTGGGCGTGGCGCAGGGACACAGGCGACCTGTGCCCGGAGTGCTATGCAGAGTATAAGCGAGTGATCGGGCGGTTCAACAGGGGAAAGAGAGGGCAGAGATAATGGACATTTACTGTACCACCGAACACTGCTCTTGTATGGGCATCAAACAGTTTTCTGCTGGCAAAGCTATCCGATGCACAGCAGAATCCTTCAAAAACAAATCTGAGCCGTCCTGTGGCTCTTGCAAATGGTACGCAGAGCCGGATGGCGTATGTGTGAACGACCTGTCAGAACACGTTGCAGACTTCGTGTGGGACGAACGTGGATGCAAGGAATGGGAGAAGAAAGAGAATGAGTAATCTTGGAAATGCGTTGATTGTGGTTTTAGCTTCTTTTCTGGTTGGAATATTTATATGTGGGATAGCATATCTCATTGAAAAAATTTTGATATGGGATATATTTTTGAACGAAATTTCCGATGAAAAGATAAAGGTTCTTGCGGATGCAATTCTTCACGTTTTTACTTTTTTGACTGGGTTTGTGGTTTTATATGCGATGTACAAGGCGGGGGTATAAAAATGACAACAGGGGAGAAAATCAAGAAACGCAGGCTTGAACTTGGCATCACGCAGAAAGATGTTGCAAGGATGATTGGAACAACCAATGCGTATGTAAGTGCCATTGAAAAGCAAAAGCGTGACGTAAAAAAGGAAACGCAACTGATAAAGTTTGCAAAAGCCCTTGAATGCAGCGTTGATGATTTAAGGTCAGATGCTCCCAAAGGCATGGTAGAACCCACCAGTGACGATTTCGGAGCAATCTGCAACTGCGCTGTGCGATACTGCTTGGGCAGACGGTCGTATATGCCTAGCCTTGTATGCAGATACATCATCTCGCTTCTGCCGAAAATGACGGACAAGACGTTGGATTGTTTTGAACGTGACATTGCAGAACGCAAGCGTACAGGGTTCGACTTTGGCGATTCCTGCGACTATGAGACGTGGGGTGCGTTTTACAAAGCGGTTTGCAATGAGATTGAAAGGAGAAAGGGCGATGGAAGCCAGACCGATTGATGCAAATGCACTTAAACGTTATTTTTCTGATAGGCAAATGAAGTATGTAAGCGTGGATGAAGCTGATTACACATTCAACGCCTTGATGTTCGATGTGCTCGGAGACGTAATAACAGCTATTGAAAATGCGCCAACAATCGAGGTGAAAGACAATGGCTAATTATCCAGAATACCTTGAACGAAGCGCACTTATTGAAAGAATCCAGAAAGCTTATTGCGATGGTTGCGAGAACTACAACGGCGTTAGATGCCGTGCTTGCGGTATTGGTGATGCCATTGACGTTGTGGAAGATGCGCCAACAGCCTTACAGCGTACCGCTAAATGGATTGCGCAAGACGAAGATAAGACGAGGCTCATGTGCAGTAATTGCCATGCGAGAAACAACCGAGACCGCTACAACTACTGCCCGAATTGTGGTTCTTTAATGGAGAACAGGTTATGAGTAACACACTCTGACATCCGGCAAGCGAACGGCCACGAGAGCGAACGCAACCTTTGTTGCTTGCGACTAAGACAACGTGGCGTGATAAAGATGGAAAAATGTTGCAAGTACTCTCGCCGACAGCGTACTTTCTTGGCTGTTACGCAGACGGTCAGTTTTGGGATGAGATAGGCGAGAGACTGCCGAAAAATGTAACGGTGACGCATTGGATGGCGTTTCCGATGGTATGAGGTGATGGAAATGGACAAGTATGTATGGCATTCCGTGCGAGACGAGCTACCGCCAGCCGGTTCTCCGCTCTTGATTTTAGCGACAGAACATCAGTTCAGAGATGAAGATGGAGATGTTAATGAAGACTGGACAGAAAAGGATATTCGTTTCGGATATTACGACCCTATGTATAAATATGCGTGGCGTGATGAGTATGACGAGTCAATCCACACGGACGAGGATTTCAAGATTACACATTGGATGTTTGCACCCGATATGCCGGAGGAACAAATATGACGAACAAGAAATTTGGCATCATCGTAATGGACTTGAGCTTTTTTGACTTCGGGCCGAAGCCACCTTGTGGGTACATCAAAGCCAAACATATCCGCCCAGCGTACGGCAAAGGCGCAAAGCCTGTAAAAGCGCATAAGCGAATCACGAGAACGAGAGAGGGGTTCAGAAAGTGAAAAAACTCAAGAGATGCCCGTTCTGCGGTGCAAAGCCGCCCAAAATAGAATTGATTCGTCCGTTTGGATACGGTATGACTTATTTTGTGATGTGCAATAATTGTGGAGTTGAGACATCTGATGCGATTAGTGAAGAAAAAGCCATCGAAGCATGGAACAAACGCTACAAAGAGGACTGAGTATGGAGCAGGAACGTAAACCAAGAACATCAATGATTCTTCTGTTGGAACACGTCCATGCGATGGACGAGCTGACAGATGAGGAATTTGGAGCATTCATCCGCAACTACGCGCAGTATGTTGAGACTGGACTTGAGCCAGCATACGACAACGACCGTGCTATGCGGATGCTCTGGAAAGTCGTTAAGGCGTTTGATGATATGAATGCACAGAAAAGACAGGAGCGAATCGAGAAAAACAGGCGGAGCGCAAATAAGCGTTGGAACGATGAAAAATGCAAGTGCATACAACCGCATACTAATGATGCAAACGCATACGCTGGTATGCAAAATATGCAAATGAATGCAAACGATGCCTTATCTGTATCTGATTCTGTATCTGAATCTGATAAAAAAGAAAAATGTGAAAAGAAAAATGCCAACGAAGTAAAACGCTTCAAAGTTCCGACTATCGAACAAGCTAAAGAATACTTTTCCGAGAAAGGCTACATGGAATCAGAAGCAGAGCGGTTTATTGACCACTTCACGGCAAATGGCTGGAAGGTCGGCAAATCGCCTATGAAGGACTGGAAAGCTGCTGCACGGAACTGGATGCGTAACGTGAAGGACTGGAACGGTGGCTATCAGCAGACAATGGCTGAATTGCCTGACGAGGGAGACTTTCTGCGGTGAATATTGAAAATCAGACCCAATACATCCTACTGGGAGCAGTCCTCACGTTCTCGGAATACGCCGATGTGCTGCAAGACCTTAAAATCGACGATTTCTGTCCCGAACTGCATGATACATTCGCTGCCATTCGTGGCTATTGGGAACACAACGACAAGTGGAACCCGGTAGAAGTCATGGGGCGGTACGATAACTGCAAGAAAGCAATGGGTGAATGTCTGAATGCCTTTGGTGCAGAGTTCATCCGTAACGTCACCCACGACATGATGCTTGGATGGGCTAGAATCGTCAAGGAACAGGCAGCATTGTCCAGAGCCAGAGAGATTGCGTTCAAAATCGTTGATATGTCGACCAGATACGCAGACCTGACAGGCATCTATGAGCAGCTAGGCGAAGCTATCAATCTACACAACGAGAGAAGCGATTTCATCCCGATGTGCGATGGCATAGACAACTACATCCGCAAGTTGGATGATAAGCCGGAGTATATCAGCACAGGGCTTAGAGTGCTGGATAACAACTTGCATCTTGTGCCGGGCAACTTCGTTGTGATCGGTGGTAGACCGTCTGCTGGCAAGACCGCTCTGTCCTTGCAACTTGCCTGTGAAATAGCCAAGAACGGACGCAAGGTAGCATATTTTAGCCTAGAGACCGACCCAGACACGCTCTATGCCCGTATTATCGCAAATCAGTTAGGCGTACCGCTGCACACGGTCAAAAACAAGACCGTCAGCATTAACGAACTTGACCGACTGGCAGCCATCAAGAAATATCCGCTGTTTGTCCGTTCTGCCGCTGGTAAGAGCGTTGGGTGGATTAGAACACAGTCCATCAGGATGCAAGCCAAAGTGGTTTTCATCGACTATTTGCAGCTTATCCACCAAGCCGGAGCGAAAGACCGATATAGTGCCGTCACTGAGATCAGCATGGCACTGCATGAGTTCGCACAGTCTACAGGAACGCTGGTGGTCGCACTTGCACAGCTCAATCGAGATACCGCAAGAGCAGGTATTCCACCGACTGCCGCAGACCTGCGAGAATCCGGGCAAATCGAGCAGGACGCAGATGCAATCATCCTGCTGGCGCAGAAAGTGAAAACGCAAAAGAGACCAGAAGAGCATTATCACTTTGCACTTGAGAAGAACAAAGAAGGCAACGTGGGGACGCTTGACATCACGTTCCAGATGGAAACACAGCAGTTCAAAGAATGCGTGTGGATGTAATGAGAGGAGAATAAACATGAAATACCGCAAGAAACCAGTTGTTATCGAAGCATTCAAGCTCAATGCACGAGGACTTGTTGGAGCAGATTGGTTTTGGGATGCAGTAAGTAGCAACGATATTATCACGCATGGCTTCGGAAAGTTTCACGATGACCCTGCGTGGTGCGAGATTAAAACGCTTGAAGGGACTATGATTGCGAGGACTGGCGATTATATCATTCGTGGCGTAAATGGCGAAATCTACCCGTGTAAACCTGACATTTTCGAGAAAACATACGAAGCGATTGAGTGATAGTAGCCTAGCATCGCTTCTGCGCTCGTATCGTCACAGTAGAATAAGCAAGAAAAACAGATAAAAGGGTCTTGGCGATAAAGTTATCGTCTGAACCCAATAAATATTTTTCGTCAATCAACAAACGGAGGAAAACGATTATGAACATCACTCGCCTGGAACAAGAGACCATCGTCAATTTCAATGCAGCGGAAGATACTGCATCGGTTTATACCGCTGACCCGGTGTATATGCGCAAGCTCGACAAGCTGTGCGAGCGGGAGCCTGTGTCGTACAAGCTGGTCAAGCAGGACAAGGACGGCAAGTGGTATGAGATGCCCAAGAGACTTGTGCGGTTTGCTACCACAAGAATTATGACGGACGAGCAGAAGGAAGCAGCATCCGAGCGTATGCGCAAGATGCAAGCGGAGAGTAGAATTCAAATCTCAGCTATAATCACCAATTAACAAACGCATCAGAAAGCATGGAATGGCATCAGGTGGTAAAACTACCCTCTGCGACTATTCCATGCTTTTTTCGCCTGTTATTTGTCGGGAGAAAACGGCAAGGTCTGATTTTGAGCAGGAGCCGTCTCGATCGAGTGGCGTTTGGACTGATATGACTACGACTACCAGCGTGATGCGTTCGCATGCAAATGGATGCACATGATGCGTTCGCATCCAATCTTCCCCCCTTTCTTCCCCCTCTTTCCCCTACAACCCCTATTACCCCCTATAATCCCCCTAACTCCCCCCCCTCAAACAAATAAATTGTTTGAGGCCCCCACGCCAAAATGGTGTGACAACTGAAAATGACAGCCAAATGTTTTGAAAAGGTTCTTTTCCCCTACAAGCCTCTATCTCCAAAGCTACACCGTTAGCCAGCAGAGAAGACCGTAGGCGAGAACTGGCGTGAGGTTCGGACTGGTGGATGGTCTGCGACTATTTCACATGGATGATTGACTTCATTTTGCAGTCGGTTGAATATGTATAAATGTTGCATTGCGGTATGAGCAGTTGATTACAGATTGAAAGCAACTGACCGGTCGGATAGTCTTATTAGATAGTTAAAAGTATCGATGTATTTGCCGAATGAGTAATCCTAGTTGGTTGGTGTGATATGATTGCAGCTGTCAGTAATTAAATCGGAGAAGAACGAGCCGAATCGGATGATACGACTATTCCAGCGGAATAATAGTTAAAAAGATTGAGTAATTGTCTGCGACTATTATAATAAGTACGATGGCTAAAGATTTTGAGGTAATGCGATGAGGATTAAAATTGGCAGGTGCCAAGACATACGTTGATTTTTGAATGGTCTGATGGCTTAGCGACTATCGCACCTCTCTTTCTCTAAAAGGCGAACGACTATTTTACACAAAAAATACACAACTATTTGACGATAACTCGCAATAAAATGCTACGACTATTACTCTGCGACTATTAGCGGGCTGCTTGCTACTATACGATATATAGGACTTTCAAAAGCTAGTCGTCAGACGACTTTACGACTATTCTACGACTATTTTATTGGAGAAATTACGACTATTGGCTACGACTATTCCAGAAGCTGCTACGACTATTGCTGACCTCTATTAGCTATCGGGCGAAAGCCCGAAAAGAGATACGGCGGTAGTCGCCAATGGTTCCGCGCCGCCCGCCGCGCCCCTGTCGCTGGACTGCCCCGCTGGGTGGAAGGTGCCATGATGCCGCCCCGCCCTGGTTGACCGTTGACCCGGTGCCAGACTGCAAGCCGCCGGACGTGGAAAGTATCGAGACCCAGCCGGGCTGACCCCTCAGCAGGTGCGCCGGGCTGGCATGGTCTGCGATGTGCTGCACCGTCTGGCATGGATCCACAGCAGGGCGCACCCCTGCACCCTCTTATATACCTTATTATAATAGGCGGTCTTTGCTGACCTGTATAGCGTCCATGCGTGGCGGTGGTATCTGGTATCGGTGCAGAGCGTCCGGGCGCGTGTGTGTGCTCCAGTGTGATGCAAGCGGTATTATAGCCGCTTGTGTGGGTCTGGTATCTGCGGCGGTAGAATGGGGCAAATCACAGTAAAAGCCACTGTAAAGCCCTGTGCGCCGTTTTACGGCGTGGGCAATATAACTGCATTAACAGCACAAAATGCGCTGTAAACGCTTGTATAGGGCTGTATTGGAGCATGGCAAAAATAAAAGCCCTGCACCCTCAGCAGATGCAAGGCAAAAGAAAAGCCCGGCCATTTCTGACCGGGTGGAATGCTTCTTATTTGCTGGCCTTGAAGAGCGCAGAGAAAAACCAAAAGAAAAATAAGATACATGATGATATCATTTGTCGCACCCCCTCAGACAACGCTAAAACGCTTGTATGTGGTGCGCTTGCTGCACTCTGCATAAATATCCGGGTGCGCTGCCTGCAAAAGCTTGCTGTCGAGTCGGACGGAAGAAACGTCCTTGTAAATGGCCTTTGCAGTGCCCTGTACCATTTCAGGCGCGCCGTGCATCATGTCAATGATTTCAGCCTTTACAGCGTCGTTCATTGCTTCTAACTCTTCAATTAACCGCTTGTTTTCGCGGTATGCGTTCACTTTTTCTTCAAACGTTGTCATGTTTAAGCCCTCCTTATTAGCTGTTGAGAAATGCAATCATAACGAGTGCACCGGAGATCATGCCGCCCACGTACCAGAGGGCGGCCCACTGGGTAAAGTCAAGAGTAATCATACTTTGCACCCCCTATCACATAACCTGAAACAGCGCAGAGGTGCGAGCGGTGACGGCATACAGTTTGCCGGTGGTGTTGCCCTTTACCAGAACGCCCGTAACCCCGTAAATACCGGTGCTGTATGCGATGGTCTCAAATCCGCATTCTGCAACGCGGATAGCGTCAATCTCTGCGAAACGCTTTTTGGTCAAGTCCTCTGCTGCGTTGGTGGTAACATAGCTACGGATGTCTTTTAATGTGGTTTTCATGGTTTTTGTCCTCCTGTTTTGTGGTGGTGTGTGTCTCAATCTTGTGACATTATAATATCACACTTTTGAGACACTGTAAAGGGGTTTTCTGTTGCACGCGCAACAAATGTATTCAAAAATGAGATATATTTTTGAGCCGCTGCGCTGTGTCCAAATCTGCACAGTTTCGGACGCGCTGCCCACTCTCCAGCACCCGCCGCCGTTACGATCTACCCGGCGCGGTCTGTCTGGTATCGAGTGCGGACCGGTGCAGCGTGTCCAGCGTTCGGGCGTGCGTTGTGCCTTGCATGGTCTGCCCTGGTACTTGTCCCGTCCTGGTTCTGGCACGGCCTGCGCTGCTGCCTGTGCTGTGTAGCCGTTCCGGGTGCGCTGGAGTGGGCAGGGGTCTCCACCGGCGGGGTATATGGGTCGAGCCGGGGGTGGGGTGGTCGACACCTCGCGTAGAAAAAATTCAAAAAAGGCATTTTCCGGGGTTCGTGCTGCCAATACCCACCCCACCTTCACAAAACGACACCTATCTGGTTGTGCAAGTCTCCAAAAATTCCAAAAAATAAAAAAAGACCCCTCTCGGAGCCTAGATTGTGCTATAATCAGCTAAAGGCAACACGCCAAAGAAAGGAAGAGTCAAAAATGAGAAAGAGAATCATTGCGGCAGCTCTGGCAGCGGTCGTACTTTTAATGTCACCTTTATGTGCAATAGCTGTCGAAAAGCCGGATGAGATTGCATCCCCTGCTCAACTAGAAGAAACTAACGAAGAAGGAACTGTTAAAATTAAGGAATCTCATAGTCACCTTGAAACCAAGTACGAATACGGAAAAACGAGATACTATGTCTACTACGCTGTACTGGTTGAGAATACATACCCCGATTACGCCGTTGATTTTGTATCTCTAAAGGCCTCTGTTTTCGGTTCTGACGGTTCAGTATTAAAAACCGATGAAGAAACCCTTGACTGGATTGCAGAGGGAGACTCTTATTGGTACGCTGGATATGTGTCGTTTGATTCCGAAGGCATTACTCCAACCAGAATGGAATACACTATCACTGCAAATGAGCGGAATTTCCACAAAGCGAGCGCATCCAATCAGGCTATTCGTGCTGGTGAACTTTCCGTCACCAATGTTTCTAAACGCGGCTCTGGGTACGATCTGCGTTACACAGGTCAAATTACAAACAATAGCCAGTTCACGAGCAACTGGATAAAAGTTATCGTCATTTATAAAATGAAAGATGCAGATGGAAACGAAGTTCCTGTTGGTGGCGATTGCACATACATAACCGATGCACTTCCGTCTGGGCAAACAACAACATTTGAACTTTACCCATCGTCCGGGTTTGTTGGATATAGCTCCTACGAAGTCATTGCTTTGCAGGATTGACCCATAACACAAAAAGCCAGCGGCTAGATGTTCTCTAACCACTGGCTTTTCTTATTTGCTGTTATACGCTTCTACGGATGCTTGCATAGAGCAGACGGAACGTCTCACGGCCTTTCGGCGTTACTCTGGTCTGTACGCCACCGTGCTTGTTCTTCTGGTTGCAGTATTCCTTGACCGCAAACAGGCCGTCACCCTTGCCAGCTTTCGGCAGGATGCCCTTGTTCTTGTCACGGTAGATGTAACCATCGGAGATAAGCATCTTGATGAACAGTCGTTCAGGAATACGCAGTTCCTTTGCGGTAGAGCGGAAATTGGTAGATACGTTCCACGCCACAAGGTCGTCAAAGTAGTCCGCCTTAGGCTGCATCTCCTCGTTCTTCTCACAGAGCTGCTTGTTCTGCGTCTGCAATGCTGCGTTCTTTTCCTTTTCGGCCTTCATGTTCTGAATCAGCCCGATCACGAAGTCCGGGTTGGCAATAGCCGTCTCCAACAGGTTGTCGGTCATGTACATCCCATGCTTGCGGATAGACGGCAGAACTTCGTGAGTGACCCAATGCTTGAACCGCTGTGCGCTTTCCAGCTTGCTACTGAAAATCAGACTGTATAGGCCGGATTCGTTGATGATGGTTGTCTTGCTCTTGTAGTTAGAACCATCACCCTGAATCAGGGTAGTGGTTTTATCTTGCTCATCAACGTGTGCGGACAGTGCGTTCTCAGGCTTTGCGTAGCCAAGTGCCACCGCAATGTCCTTGCCAACAAACCAAGGGTCGTCATCAATGAGCATGACACGGATTTCGCCAAACTCGGCGTTGTTGAAGATTTTGATGTTCTCAGACAAAGAAAGTTGCATTAAAAAGCTCCTTTTCACTTGTGAGAGAAGCAATTTTCTGCTATAATAACGGCGAGAGAATGCTTCTCTCAGGGTTTACATGATACGTTCGCTTCTGTCGCCAAACTTCAGCGGACGTATCATTTTTCGTTTTCATCGGTGGAATCCATCGGATGTAGCGCAAAGAAAGCTTCACGGAACGCAGCAGAGATGGAGACCCGGTTCTTGATGCAGTATTCCTGCAAGCTTGCAAACTGCCGCTCCGTCACGCTGATGGTAACGGTGTGACCGTAACGCTCTGCGTAAGGACTGCTCATACATATTCACCCCCTTTCGTTTTGCTGTGCAATAAGTGTAACTGCAAAATATCTGAATGTCAATCAAAAATACACTAGATATTGTGTTGGCTAGTATTGACATCAGATTTTGCCGTTCTTATTGGCTGCTCCCGCTTTGTACCCTGCCCGATAGTTCAGTTCGGACAGTTTACCCAGTGCTTCTGCGTACTCCCTATCCTCGCTGGTCGGCTCTTTGCCGTGCGCGAGGGTTTTCAGAAATTCTTCGGTTGTCGTGGGAAAGTTCATGTTTTTTGCTCCTTTCTATTGCAGAAGCGGTCTGCTTCTGCTATAATAATTGACAGAAACCGAGACTGCGCCCTTGGTTGCGCAGCTTCTGTTTTGTGGTGGAATAGGTCGTCAGTGCTACTTTGGTCGGTGGGGCTGACGGCCTATTTTTTTATGCCACAAAGGATAAATCTGCCGTTGCTGGCTGATTCATCGTGTGTTCTGCTGTCTTAGATTATAGACGCTTGGTATATAGTTGTCAACAGCCCAATTTGTATAATTTGTACGTTAAAACACGTTTTAGTGTACATTTTTGATAGTGGTTTTGACACTTTAATGTGTTAGAATTGGGGCGGAAATTTATAGTAAAACTTGATAATACGATAATTATACAAGTTGTAAACTAACACAAAAAAGTGTTGATGAAAAAGTGACCCTATTGATAGTAAAACTGCAAAATTCCAAAAACGTCTTGACAAATGTCTCTCTTTTGAGATATAATAAGACCAGAAAGAGAGGACATAAAAATGAACGCAAACAAAGCATTGAAAAGGATTCTTGAAAATTCCCCTCTTCGCGTTGGAGAATTAAATGAAAAGCTCAATTATGAGAGTAAACACGTCGCATCGACTGTTCTTGGTAGAAATAGGATTTCGTATGAAAACCTATTGAAGTTTTCGGATGTGTTAAAGTATGATGTTGTCTTAGTTCCAAGAGGTTCACGGACTTACCTTGATAATGAATATGTTCTTACAAATGAAGAAATGGATGCAAAGGCGCTAAAAAATACAAAGAAGATGTTTCCGAATGAAAGGAACAGTGATTCTGAATGATTTATGGTTACGCTCGTGTTAGTTCCGCTGGTCAAGCGATTGACGGCAACAGCCTTGAAGCCCAGTCGGAACTTCTGAAAGCTAACGGCGCACAGAAAATATTTTCGGATGTTTACACCGGCACGAAGCTGCATCGACCTGAACTGGATAAGCTGATGGCTGAAATCCAGCCGGGAGACACGCTGATCGTGGCGAAGCTTGACCGTATTGCTCGTTCTGCTAAGAATGGTCTTGAACTGATAGACCAGTTCATTGATAAGGGCGTTTCGGTGAACATCCTGAACATGGGGGTTATGAACAACTCCCCCACCGGCAAGGTCATTCGTACTGTGATGCTTGCATTCGCCGAGTTTGAGCGTGACATGATTGTTGAGCGCACCAGAGAGGGCAAGAAGATTGCCAGCCAGCGCCCTGATTACAAGGAAGGCCGCAAGCCCACCGAGTATGACCGCAACCTCTTTGACGTTCTACATGAACAGGTGGAAAAACGCCTGCTGACCGTCACGGACGCTGCCAAACAGCTTGGCGTGACCCGCCAGACATGGTATCGGATTGCTGAACAGAACAGGTGAAAGGAGCAAGAGCCTATGGATAAGTGGAACAACAGAAACTCGTATGATTGGCTTGCAGGAGCGGTCGTTGGGCTGCTTACCGGGTTCTTCATCGTAGTTGTGGTTGCGAGGTGCGTTCTGTGATACTCAGTGACAACATGAAACGCCTGATCGACACGCTGAATACCTATGAACCAGACCTTCCGAATGGATTCTATTCTGTAAAATCCCTGCAAGACAAACTGGACTTTACGGCACAGTTTGTTCTTGAATCTCTTGCCAATGATGGGCTGATACGCTGGGGCGATACGCAGCACACAGCGTTTTGGCTGTTGGAACGTGCAAGGAACTATAAGAAAATTCATAAGTTGGAAAAGATTGAACAGTGGAAAGAACGTGGGATAGGATTTGTTTGCGGCGTTCTGACCAGCGTTGTTGCAGGGCTGATTAGCATTGTTCTAGCTGGCGTTTTCAGTTGACATTGTTCGCAACCTAGAATAAAACCGAATATTTGATTTTTGTGCAGTTGTAGGCACTCTTTACATTTTCAGGTAGGGGGTGCCTATTTTTTATGCAATCAAAACAGTGTATTGCTATCATTGACAGTATCAAAGCGTATGCAAAGCAGAATCCGACCGAAGCACAGGTCTATGAGGACTGGTTTCAGGCGGTTGTGAACCTAAGAGACGCTCTGCCACAGGGCAAGCGGTTCGATGCCTACAAATACTCTGGCGAGCTGCGCTCTATCTGTGCAGCCATGATGGGCAAGATGAAAACAGGCGAGGACGTGGCGAAGGTCTATGACATTATCGGTCGGACGTACCTGTTTGAAGCAAAAGATGTGTTCGACAGCTATTGCATCTACCTTGAATGGAACCGTGCGCCGGAGAAGAAGTTCTATCAGCCAAGACGCAGGGTTCTGAAAGTGCTGGCAGATGACCTTGAGGACTTGTTTTATAAGCGGATTGACTTCTTGGGTGTAAGCTTACCTGCTCGCGTCGGAAAATCGACGCTATGTATTTTTTTCATCACATGGCTGATGGGCAATCGCCCGGACGTTGCATCGGTCATGAGCGGACATTCTGATAAGCTGACCAACGGCTTCTACGGCGAAGTGCTGTCCATCATCACCGACCCTGTGACTTACAACTGGGGCAAAATCTTCCCTGACGTTCAGCTTGTGGATAAGAGCGCAAAGGACGAAAGCGTTGACCTGAACCGAAAGAAGCGCTTCCCCACCCTGACCTGCCGCTCCATCGGCGGTACGCTGACTGGTGCTGTTGAAATCGGCGAAGGCGGCGTTCTGTACAGCGATGACTTGATCGAGGACTTGGAGGAAAGCCTGAATGTTGAGCGTTTGAACAACAAGTACGATGCCTATTTGAACCAGCTGAAAGACCGTAAAAAGCAAGGCGCATTAGAGCTTATGGTCGGCACACGCTGGAACGTGCTTGACCCTCTGGGGCGCATCCAGAATCAGTATGCAGACAACCCAAAGTACCGATTCCGGGTGATTCCTGCGGTGGACGAAAACGGACACAGCAACTTCAATTATGACTATGGCGTTGGCTTTGACGACGCCTACTATGCCGATATGAAAGCAAGCATTGACGATGCGACATGGTGGGCAAAGTACATGGGTAAGCCCTATGTGCGCGAAGGTCTGCTGTTCCCTGCTGATGAACTGCGGTATTTCAACGGCGTTCTGCCTGACGGTGAGCCTGATCGCAAGCTCATGGTCATGGACATTGCATGGGGCGGCGGTGACTTCACAGCCTGTCCTATCGCTTATGTGTACGGTGATGCTGTGTTCATTCCTGACCTTGTGTTCAATAACGGCGATAAGACCGTGACTAGACCGGAAGTCGTGGGCAAAATCATCCAGCACAAAATCAACGTGGTGCGTGGCGAAGCCAACAACGGCGGTGATGAATACTGTGACGTGGTAGACAGCCAGCTCCGTCAGCAAGGCTATCACTGCTCTGTCCGTAGCCAACGTGCGCCCAGTGGGCAGAGCAAGCTGTCTAGAATCATCCAGTATGCGCCGGACATCAAACGGTTCTACTTCCTTGACGAAAAAAACCAGTCGAAAGAGTACAAGGCGTTCATGGAACAGGTGACGATGTTCACGCAGCTTGGCAAAGTCCCGCACGATGATGCGCCGGACAGCTTGGCACAGCTTGCCGATGAATTGTATAACGGAATCAGTAAAATTGAGCCTGTCAAGAGGCCATTTTGATTAAAAACACAATATATTGTGTTCGCTGGGTCTATTTATTTGATTTCACCACTTGACAAGGCTTATAATGTATGCAGGAAGTTTTGCAGCTTCCCTTAAGGAATAGCCCAGCGCAGCAAGGTTTTGTCATTTTTACTTGCTTGGGCGTCAACAGGCATATTCCTCCTTTCACCGGTGAAGGCTTTCTCACTCTTTTTCCTTCACCGGGCTTTATATGTTGCGTTCCCTATTAGGTTGGGATTCCAGGATACTCCCCCTCTCCTGGCAGATAGCGGTTCGACTCCGTTACGCAGCACAACTATTTTCTCATGTTTGGTTCCTTTCTTATATTCAACCTCCGCTGCTATTCCCGGCTCCCGATGAAATGTTTGGACATGACATTGCAAAGGGCAGCAGCTAATATAAGCCGGGATTATGTTGCATTAGCTCAGTCAGGCTAGAGCACCCGGCTCATAACCGGACATACATTGGTTCAAATCCATTATGCAGCACCAAAATTGCAGCTGACCCGTTTTACGTCTGTCCGACAACTGAATGTAAAGGCTGCAATGGTTTTCTTCGGGCGAAGAATAGCACGGCTGGAAGTGCGAACAGTTTCCCAGTAGCTTCTGACAGGTCTGTGCTCAACAGCCTGTTTCCAGAAATCCAACGAAAGGAGCGCTCATGCTAGTTAGAATCTGTTGCCCTTGTATCAGGCAGAATCCAATCTATAAGAACGTTCGATGCAACCGCTATCTTGGCGAAGTAGACGGACGATACCATTTCAAGTGCGACAGATGCAAGGGTGTTATCGAAGGAGACACAAGGGAAGGATGGGTGAAAATCATCCATCCACCGGAAAAGTAAATAGCTTTTGAAGCGCAGTTTTGGCGCAGCGAGATAGACCTTAACAGGTTTGTCTTGCTGCGCTTTTTATTTTGCCGGAAAGGAGGAACGCATGGCTGAGTATCAGATGGTCGTTGGTGGCTTCTTGAATGAACCGCTGACCGGACGTAGACCGATTGAAACGCCGGAGACGGAAATCAATCGGGCAAACGTATTGAAAGTGGTCATGGGCAAGGCAGAGCCTATTCATCTGCTGAACAAGAACGAGATTCGATTTCTGCACAACTACTACTTGGGCAGTCAGCCTGTCCTCCATCGCACGAAAGAATACCACGCTGAAATCACCAACCGCATTGTAGAGAACCATGCCAACGAGTGCGTGGGCTTCTACACAGGGTACATGAGCGGCACTCCCTGCTCTTATGTGCGGTCTGAAACGGCAACTGGTGACGGTGAGGAAATTGCCCGCCTGTCCAATGCCTTGCAGTATGAGGGCAAGGATGCGCTTGATCGGCGGCTCTGGCAGTGGATGTTGGAGTGCGGACAGGGATATCGCATTGTTCTCCCTGACAAGGGGTACAACGGCAACTACCCGGACGAAACGCCCCTGCTGGTGGACGTTCCCGACCCGGACATGGCGTATGTGATTTACAACTCCGGCATCGGTCATAAGCCCATCGCCAACGTGCTACATATCCCACGCAATTATCAGAATGACCTAAACGACCTGATTTGCGTGTATACGCCAAACCAGTACTTTGAAATCGACAACGGCAAGGTAGTTAACGAGGGAGGAAATGGTAAATATCATTCCCTTGGAATGCTGCCGATGGTCGAATACAAGCTGAACCCGGAACGTATGGGTTTGTTTGAACCGGCTATTCCTGTGCTGGATGCCATCAACGACCTTGAAAGCAACCGTTTGGACGGTGTGGCACAGTTCATCCAGTCCATCATGGTGTTCACCAACTGTCTTGTGGATAAGAATGCGCTTGACCAAGTGAAGGAACTTGGCGCAATGTGCTTGAAATCCACTTCTGGTCTGTCCGCTTCTGTTTCTCAGATTGCAAACGAGCTTGATCAGCAGCAGAGCCAGACCCTGCTTGATTCCATGCTGAATGTGTACCGCAGTCTGACTGCTATGCCTAGTGCCACTGGCAGCGAGAATGCAACGTCTGACAACGTGGGCGCGGTTATCGTCCGCAATGGCTGGAATCACACCGAAGCGAGGGCGCAGCAGTACGAGAATATGTTCAAGTACGCTGAACGCCAAAGCCTGTCTGTAATGCTGAAAATCCTGCGTGACACGGCTGGTTCTAAGCTAATGGCAAGTGACATCAACATCAAACTGCCACGCCGCCAGTACGATAACCAGCAAAGCAAGGTTCAGATTTTCGCGCAGATGATTCAGCAGCCGATTGACCCGCAGCTGGCGTTCACCACGCCCGGTCTGTTCCCAGACCCGCAGGCTGCTTACGAAATGAGCAAGCCCTTTTTGATTGCTTCCGGCAAATTGGGCGAAGATGGGAAAGCGCCGAAGCCACAGAAACAACCCGCAGATCATATTGCCGACAGCGGCAAAACGGTTGGCGAACAGGCTAATGCAAAGGAAGGAGAGCAAAAATGAAGAAGCTATTTATTTCATGCCCGATGAAGAATCGGTCGGAAGAAAATATTCGGATGACGTTTGACCGCTTGCATAAGATTGCCGAAGCAGTGTACGGCGAAAATCTGGAGGTTATTCCTACCTATATTGAAGATAACCCGCCTAAGTGTAAAACCGAAGGGCTTTGGTATCTTGGCAAGAGCATTGAACTTCTCGCACAGGCTGATTATTTTATCGGAATTTGCGGCGATAATGCCTTTCAGTATAACGGCTGTACTGTAGAAATTGATGCTGCAAAGTTGTATGGCGTTCCGGTCTATCTTGTTCCGACCGTTTTCGCTGCTCCTGATGCTGCGAAAGCAGAACTGGTTTACAACGGCACAGGGGAACTAATCAACTAAAAATCAATTCGCATTGGCGGGTTGATATATTCCGGCAGGGAAGCCGGGATACAAATTTCGCAGCGTTGCAGGGAAGCAACGGTAAAAAAACGCAGGAGGAAATTAACGATATGAAACTCAATATGTTGCTTGGTGATGCCTACAAAGAGGGCATGACCGCCGATGAAATTATTTCTGCGCTTGAAAAGGTTGCAGACCCTAGCGCAGAGGTCGAGAAGCTGCGCAACGCCGTGACGAAAGCTAATGGCGAAGCTGCAGAGTACAAGAAGCAGCTTAAGGCAAAGCGTACCGATGACGAGAACGCCGCGCAGGAACAGGCTGACAAGCTGGCAGAGATGCAGAAGCAGATTGAAGCCCTGACTGTCGACAAGGAGAACCTCGTCAAGGAAAAGACCCTTGCATCTTACCGTGAAAAGTTCGTTGCACAGGGCTATGACGCTGAACTTGCCAACAAGGCTGCGTCTGCACTGGCTGACGGTGACATGGACAAGGTGTTTAAGTTCCAGTCGGAGTTTATGACCGCCCACGACACCGCTTACAAGGCTTCTCTGCTGAAGGATATGCCTACACCTCCGGGTGCGGATGGGAAAGGCGACTCTGACAGCGAAGGCGTGGCGTTTGCTAAGAGCCTTGCACAGCAGAACGCAAATACTTCTAAGGCATCGAGTGACGCAATGAGTGCTTTCCATTAACAAGGAGGAAAACATGAAGTTTATCCGAAACACGGTCAACGGAATCAACGATACCATCCTTGCTTCCAATGACTACACCGCCATTCCTTTTACCGTGACCGAAGCTGCTGCAGTTAAGGCTGGCTATCCCATGACCAAAGCTGGCAAGAAAGCAACCTCTGCCACGGCAGACGGCATCCTGCTGTATGACGTTGACCCGGCAGAGAACCCCAATGCTTCTCTGCTGATTCGTGGTGTTATCGACACCAAGAAGGCTGCCGCAAGCTCTGGCTTCACCTATGATTCTGATGCGATTACTGCGCTTAAGACTGCCATTCCTGGCATCTTCTGCCGTGACAACATCAGCGTGAACGCTTAATAGGAGGTAAAACAACATGGCACTGAATCTTAAGGAAGTCTTTGCCCCGGCTGCGATTGCCGCCTATTGGACGAACGACCCTACCAACGCAATACCGTTCGCATCTGACGCACTGTTCCCCGCCAAGAAGAAGGCGGGTCTCGACCTGAAGTGGCTGCGTGGTCACAAGGGTGTTGGCGTTTCTCTGATGCCCAGCGCATTTGACGCAAAGGCTACGTTTCGCACTCGTGAGGGTTTCAAGTTTGATGAGACCGAGATGCCGTTCTTCCGTGAGGGCTACCATCTGGGCGAGAAAGACCGTCAGGAAATCCTGCGTGTTCTGGACAGCAACGACCCCTATGCTCGTGACGTGATGAACCGCCTGTACGATGACACCGCACAGCTTATCACTGGTGCGCGTATCGTACCCGAGCGTATGATCTGGCAGCTGCTGGCTCCCGCCAATGGCGTTCCTGGCATCACCATCAAAGCAAATGGAGTGAACTACACCTACAACTACGATCCGGACGGCGGCTGGAAATCCACCAACTTTAAGGATATCAGTGGCGTCGCCAAGTCTAAGTGGTCTGCTGCCACCGCTACCCCCATTGCTGACCTGAACGCCGCAAAGGACGCTGTTCTGGCAAGCGTTGGCGAGGTCGTGACTGAGGTGTACATGAACACCGCTACCTTCCGCAACATGATCGCTGCGGACGAGGTGAAGAATCGGTTCATGACGGTCACCGCAAAGGCGAACGCCGTTCTGCTGGATGCCGAAGCACGGCAGATTATCGAATCTGCAACCGGTCTGACCATTCATCTGTACGACAAGATGTTTAAGGCAGACCAGTACAGCGCAAGCGAGAAGTATCTGCCTGATGGCATGGTGGTGGTTGCTCCTTCCGGCGCTCTGGGCAGCACTTGGTACGGCACTACTCCTGAGGAAGCCGACCTGCTGTCCGGCCAGTCTGGTGCATCCGTGTCCATCGTGAACACCGGCGTTGCCATTACTACTGAGCTGACCATTCACCCGGTCAATGCCAACGTCTATGCTTCCGAAATCGTCCTGCCGTCCTTTGAGCGCATGGACGCTGTGTACTGCATCAAGGCTTACTAAGGCGAAAGGAGGAAAGCAGCATGGGAGACCAGTATTCCGAAGCGGCAGTCAAGCTGGGGCAGTACATTGCCCCTGCACTTGACCGTGAAATCACGGACGAGGACTACCCACTCTTCGACCTGCTGCTTGATTTTGCCAAAGACAAGATATTTGCGCAGGGCTACCCATTTGGTAACAGACCGGACGAGCTGCCCTTGCAGTATCAGTCGTTACAGATACGCATTGCAGCGGAACTGTACAACCACATCGGTGCAAACGGACAGACGAGCTACACCAACAATGGCATTACTCGTGTGTGGGAAAGTTCCGATGTGGCGCAGTCCCTGCTGAATGAAGTAGTTCCGAGAGTAGGTGTTATCGGCTGATGTTCAATGGAAGCCCGCTAGATAAGCGCCCGCTGTGGTATTCAAATCCGGTTGGCAAAAAAACACCTATCGTGGACGAGTGGGGCAACGAAACCGGCGAATTCGCATACGAATCGTGGAGCAAACCCGCAAAGCTGATGCTGAACGTCAGCCCGCCTACTGGTTCTGCGGAAGCAAACCCTTTTGGAGCGTTCACGGATTACAGCTACGTTGTCAGTTCGTCCAGCAAAAAGCACAACACGCCGCTTTATGAAGGTACGCGCGTCTGGTTCCAGACGGACGTTTCAAAGCCCTTCAATTACATTGTGGTCAAGGTCGCAGAGCATATCACGGACACACTGTATGCGCTGAAAGAGGTGGCTGCAAGTGAAAATTAAAGTGAGGTTGAGCGATGCCGGACTTCGTGATGCGGAACGTCAGATACAGGAGTACAAAGCCACCCTGAACAAAAAGGCGCAGGAGTTTGCAAAGGCGTTGGCTGACAAAGGGCTTGACGTGGCAAAAGTTCGTTTTGCGAACGCACAGTATGCTGGTAGCAACGATGTTTCTTGCCATGTTGAGCAGAACGGAAACACCTGCACCATCATTGCAGAGGGCAAGGCAGTTGCCTTTATCGAGTTTGGCACTGGCGCACATCACAACGGATATGGCGGTGAGCTACCGCCCGGCGTTGGTGCACATGGTTCCTACGGCAAAGGGCAAGGCGCAAACCGCAGGTGGTATTACTACGGCGAATCCGGCAATGCCGGTACGCCTGTCAAACAGGTAGATGGTAAAGGCCAGTTGAATTACACCAGCGGCAACGAGCCAGCTATGGCTATGTGGGGAGCTGTTGAGGAAATGGCTTCTCAAGTCGAAGCAACGTGGAGGGAGGTTTGGAATAGTTGATCGATTATTTCAATTCTATCTTCACGGCTGTTGCTAAGGAGCTGCGAAAGCAAGCGCCCGGCATCTTCGTTACTGGTGAAATCAACGACAGCAACGTTAAGAAGTTTCCGTGTGTGCAGATAGAGGAAAACAGCAACCTTCCTGTGCACATTGATTCTGCTGGACACAGCAAGTACGCTGCCGTTTCCCTTCGTGTGCGGGTCTACTCCAATAAGAACACCGGGCGCATTGCAGAAGCACGCTCCATTGTTGGCATCGTGGATTCTGTTCTTGAACCGCTTAAATTTTATCGCAAATCGTTTGCCCCGTTGAATGGGCTGTACAACAATTCCGTCTATCGGATTGATTGCAGCTATGGGGCAACAATCGGAGAGGACGGAATGATTTACCGAAACTAAGGAGGTAAACATTCTATGAGTACTGCTATCTCCGGTCTGAATACCACCCTGTATTGTGGCGACAGCGCAACCGCTCTGACGAAACTGTGCGACATCAAGGATGTGCCCGACCTGATCTCTGAGCCGAACCTTCTGGATGCCACCACCCTGTCTGACCCCATGCAGGTCAACATCTTTGGCATCATCCAGAGCGACACCAAGTCTTTCACCGCTAACTACAACAAGGCTGACTATACGAAGGTCAAGGCCGCTGGCTATGATGAGACTTCCGAGAGCAACGCCGTAAAGTACTACGCCCTGAAAATGCAGGACGGCTCCGGCTTCACTTGGCAGGGTATGCATCAGGTTGGTCTGTCCGGCTTCGGTGTGGACGAGGTTGTGGAAATGACCATCAACTGCATCTTCACCAAGAAGCCTGAGTTCAGCGAGACCCTGACTGTCACTGGCGGCTAAACCGCAAAAATCGAATCAATCAAACCGGGCAGAACTGAACAACGGATTTGGTTCTGCCCCTATTTATAAAGGAGAGCATTTATTATGGCTGCTAAGGTTATCAACTTTCATTCCCCCGATGGCAAGAACACTTACGAGCTGACCTTCACCCGTGACAGCGTGGAAGCCACCGAACGTGCAGGCTTTCAGATTGGCCAGTACACCCAGATGACCAATCTACTGTCCAACTCCCGTGCTCTGTTCTACGGCGCTTTTATCGCACGAAACAAGGGCATCAAGCGCAAGGTCGTAGACGAAATGTTCCAGCACATCGAGGATAAAGAAGATCTGATGGGCGTTCTGCTTGAGATGTTCATGGATGCTTCTAAGTCTCTGCTGGCAACTGACACTGAGGACAAAACCGCAAAAAACGCAACGTGGGAGATTGTGTAACTGCACAATCTCAAGAAACAGACGGAGAGGGGGAACCATTCTCCTTCTCCAAGCTGTTCCACGATGTAGAAGCCTATTACATCTCCATCGGCATGACCTACGACCAGTTCTGGCACGGCGATGTCTGGCTGGCGAAGGTCTACCGTGACGCAGAGGAGCTACGGGAACGCAGAGCCAACACGGAAGCGTGGAGAAACGGCTTTTACATGGCATCTGCACTTTCCTCTACGGTTGGCAATATGTTCCGAAAGAAAGGGTCTAAGCCCATCAAGTACATGGATAGACCGATTCCCCTTACTCAAAAGGAGAAAGACGAATATGAATACCAACGCGCAGTTGAGGCGCAGGAGCGAATCAAGAGAATGATGTTCTCTATGATGGAAAGTGATGGTGGTAGTGATGGCTGATGTTGATATTACGAGCTTATCCGTAGAGATTTCTGCGGAATCGCAGGGCGCAGAGCTTAATATCGACAAGCTCGCTACCGCCATTTCTAATTTGCGGACGAAAGGCAACGTCACAAAGGTTGTGAACAGCCTTGACAAGCTGGCCGGTTCCATTGCAACGCTGAAACAGGCATCCGCTGGAATGTCCGGGCTGGACAAAATCACCAGCTTTCTGAATGGGCTTTCCAATGTCAACACGACTGCAAGCACAAAGAGCATCAACACGGTCGTGAACGCAATCAAGAAGATTCCTGCTGCTGTGTCTGGCTTGAACGGCGTTGACTTTTACTCCATGTCTGGAAGCATTACTCAGCTCACTAACGCTTTGGCTCCGCTGTCTATTCTGGACGCATCGAACCTTAAAGCTCTTGGCAGCGCTTTCAATGCAATCGGAAAGGTTCCTGATCTGACCGACAAGCTGAAAGCAACAGACCTTGATTCTTTTGCAAGCTCTTGTCAGAAGATTTCTGCTGCTCTTGCTCCCCTTGCATCTCAGCTTGACAAGGTGGGCAATGCATTTGCAAAGCTCCCTCCGCAGTTGAGCAAGGTGGTTACACAGGCAAATCGTGTGACTGCTGCCAACGAAAAGCAGCGCAAGAGCTATCTCAGCCTGTCCAATCAGATGAACGGCTTTATGCGGAACATGGCAAAGCTGGTTTCGTTGAAAGCTATCGCTGAGTATCTTGGCAACGCTGTTGCGAAGTTCAATGACTTCTATGAAGCAACAGATCTGTTTCATAATGCTATGGGCAATCTGAGCGGTGAAGCCGATACGCTCATTAGCAAGATGCAGGGCTTGCTTGGCGTTGACCCGACCAAAGCGATGACCTACATGGCTACTATCCAGAGCTTGGGTACTTCGTTCGGCCTGACCAGCGACAAAGCATACATTCTGTCCAAGAACCTGACCCAGCTTGCCTATGACGAAGGTTCCTATTGGAACAAGGACGTTGCAGAGACCTTTACCGCAATGTCCTCCGCAATCTCCGGTGAGATTGAGCCTATTCGCCGTTTGGGCGTTGATCTGTCTCAGGCGCGGTTACAGCAGGAACTTTTAGCCTTGGGCTTTAACAAACAGGTTTCTAGTCTGTCTCAGGCAGATAAGGCGGTTCTACGTTACATTGCCATTATGAAGCAGACCGCTAACGTGCAGGGCAACCTTGCACAGACCATCCAAAGCCCTGCGAACCAGATTAAGATTCTGAAAGCGCAGTTGGATATGTTGGCGAAGTCTGTTGGCTCTCTGCTCTACCCTGCCATGAAATCCATTCTTCCCCCGCTGATTGCGGCCGTCCAACTTATCCGAGAATTTGTCCAGTGGGTTGCAAAGCTGATGGGTGTGAAGGTCGTGTTTACTGATTTCACTAAAAGCGCTGACAGCGTTGGTGGCATCGGTGACGCAATGGATGACACGGCCGATTCGACAAAGAAAGCCGCCAAAGCCCTCAAGGACTACACGATGGGCTTTGATGAACTGAACATCATTGACCCCACACAGGGAAGTTCTGGTTCTGGCAGCGGCGCATCTGCTGGAAACATCTTGGGCGATGTAGACCTGTCCGGCTACGATATGTTCAAGCAGTACAATGAAGAGTTCGCAAAGCAGATCGATGCTATTAAGCAGAAAATCAAGGATATGCTCCCCATCATCGGCGCTGTCACTGCTGCGCTTGCATTGTGGAAAATTGTTGATTTTTTGACAGATGTTGCGACCGCAATCTCCAAAATGACTGACTTGCAAAAGCTGGCTCTTTCAATTGCGACTGTTGTTATTGAAGCTTCGTTGGTATTTAGCTTTGCCAAAGGTTACGCTTCTACTGGAAACCCTCTTGAGCTTTTAGGTGAAGTGGTGTCTGCTGCGTTTGGTTCTTTTGTTCTTTGGCGCACAATGGGCGCGGATGGCATTACGCTTGGCATGGGTATCGCTTTTGTGGCAAGCCTTGCAGGTCTTACTTATGCGCTTGGTACCGGCGAAGCCAATCTTGGCGATGCAAGCACATGGATTCAGGCTGCTTTAACAACGGCATTCGGCTCTATTACTGGTATCACACTACTTACCAATCTTGGGGTAGCCACTGGTACAGCCGCAACGCTTTCTATCGGTCTTGCAGGTCTTATTACCTTTGCGGGAATTACATTCTCTCTTGGCGAAAAGCTGAAAGAATTTCCGGTTCTTGACACCATCATTGCTGCTTTGATGGGAATTTTTGGCGGTGTTGCTGGTGCTGGCGTTGCATTGCTTGTTGGCGCAAGCCTTCCTGTTGCTGGAGCCGTTGCCGCTGCTGGTGTCGGTATTGGCCTTGTTCTTCACTGGGCTGGTATCAAATGGGGCGCTAAAGAGAGCGGTGAAAAAACAGATGCTGCTGCAGAAGCCGACATTAAAATGCATTATGTCGAAAATGTTTTTGAGCAGCGCATTGAAGCCATCAAGCAAATTATCGTTACCAAGTGGAATGCGGCCATTGATTTTATGACTTCTCTTCCCGGAAAGGTTGGAGATGTCATAAATAGCATTGGCGAGTGGTTCAGCTCTCTTCCTGAAAAAATCGGCTATGCCCTTGGATTTGCCGTCGGCAAAATCGGGGAGTGGGTTGGAAACATGGTCGTTACTGTAACAACCGAAGTTCCAAAAATCGTTTCGTCTGTTGTTAAGTTTTTTGAAGAACTGCCGGGAAATATTTGGACTGCAATTCTCAAAGCTCTTGACGTTATTTCTAAATGGCGGGAGCGCATGATAGCTTTCGTTGTTATTGAAGTTCCAAAAATCATTTCGTCTATTGTCGGTGAGTTCAAAAAGCTTCCTGACGAATTGAGAAAGCTTGGCAAATTCATCTGGGATGGCCTAATCAACGGCCTAAAAGATGCATGGAGTACCGTTACAAATGGTATTAAGAGCTTCACTGATGGTTTTGTCAATGGCTTCAAAGATGCGCTTGAAATTCATTCTCCTTCGCAAGTGTTTCACCAAATCGGCGTTTATGTCGATCAAGGCCTTGCAAACGGTATCACTGCAGCACTTCCTTACGTCGAACAAGCTATGACCAATCTGGCAAACGTTGTTCAGCAGAAGGGCAACGAGATGATTGACTATGGCACGACCACCGCAACGAATTTTGTTAATGGCTTCTTCAACGGTCTGGACAGTAAGTGGCAGGAGATTGACTCCGGCTTGCAGAATGACTTCTTCGGCACGGTACAAAATCTTTGGAATGCTGTGCAAAACGGCGACCTAAAAACGATTGGTACGACTACTGCTGCTATTATCTGGCAGGCGATGGGAGAGGAGAACCGAAATCAGGTAAAAGCATACGCACAAAGCTTTATTTCCAATATTTCCGGCGTTTTAAAGGACGCATCTAAAACCCTGTTTAACGAAGCGTTAAAAGTTGGCAAGGTCATTTGGAGCGGCATCACAAGCAATTTTGGAAAAATCGTAAAGAGCGTTTCCAATCTTGGAACTACGATTTCTGCATCAATTAGCGCATTGAAGGTGCCTTTAGCCACTACTGGCACTGCAATCAGTCAAGGCCTTTTCGGTGGCCTTGTAAGCTCTTTCCCTGAAATTTTTGCCGCAATGGGTAGCTTGATTGGAACTGTTGGCTCTGCGTTTGTTGGCCTTCTTACTTCTATTGCTGGCGCGCTTTCGTCTACAGTTTTCGGCATTCCTGTAGCACTTATTGTGGGCGCAGCTGCAATTGCCTTAGGCGCTGCGATTGTTGGCATTGTGAGCAATCTTGGTGGAAAATATTCAACCGACAATTCTTCTTACGTCGGGACCCCTGAATACGATGCTTCTACAGGTTCCACCACTTCTGCAAATGGATACTACAGCAATACATCATCCGGGTCAACAAGCTCTTCCGATCTGCAAGGCGCGGTTTATAACGGCTGCTATAATGCGTTTCTTGATATTTTCCAGCGCTATGGTGACGAAATTACCGGCGGTAAGGAAGTCAGGCTGTTCATTGACGGAAAGCAGATTACTGCTTCAGTCGAAAAGCAGCAGGCTGACCGTGGAGTGCAAATCATGGGTACGGAAGTATATAGCTATTAAGGAAGGGACGGTGAATTATGCAAGCTCTTGTATCAGTGAACGGCGTAGATTTGCCAGAACCTTCTTCTTATAGCGCAACAACTTCAACCATCGTTGATTCTGGCCGAAACGTGCAGGGCAAGGTTGTTGGCTCTGTGGTTCGACACGATGTTGCAAAAGTGGCTCTTAAGTGGAATTACCTTACCGCAAAACAATGGGCTTCCGTCATCGGCCCATTCACTACAAACTTTTATTGCACGGTACGATTTTACAATCAAGCAACAGCTTCTTATTCCACACGTCAGATGTATGTTTCCGATCGAACAGCCGGAATGTGGCGAAGGGGCCCAAACACCGGAAATGTGATGGGCTGGACGGATTGTTCTTTGAGCCTGGTTGAGGTCTAAAGGTGGTGATTTTATATGTCTGTAAAGCCGTCCGATAAGTGGCTTTCACAATATAATAATACGCTTGTACCCGAAACTTTTATTCAGATTACTTATCATGCAGCTGATGATGCGGCGCAAACGGACGCTATTGCAAGTTCAGGTTCGCAAACCGTGTTTAGCAACGTGGCATCCATTACTGACCTGGACATTTCCGTTTCCGAAAATTATGCGACTGCTGAAACTAATTTTTGGGTTTTAGATGGAAATCTTGGTATCGTTCCGGATTCTGAACCGTATCAAGAATGCGGCTATGTAAGCGGTGAATGCGTATCAAGCTCCAATCATCCAACCATCACATTTTCTTTTAGTAAAAGCCACGAAGAAAAAATACCGGGTCTGACAATCATTTGGTCTGAAATTTTAAATGAATGGGCAAAATCATTTAAAGTTTCCGCTTACAAAGGAACCGCTCTTCTTTTGGAAAAGCAAATTGACAACAACGATTCCGCCGAAACTTCAATTGAATTTGAGATTTCCAATTATGATTTGGTTATTATTGAAATTCTTGAATGGTGTATTCCAAACCGAAGAGCTCGTATCTCGCAAGTGGAATTTGGACAACGTGTGAAATTTAGCAAAACAGACCTTCTGTCGTATTCCCATAAATCAAAGCGAGACCCAATTTCCGGTCAACTTTCCAAGGATTCAATTTCTTTTTCCGTTGATAACAGCGATCAAAAATGGAATCCTATCAACCCAGACGGTCTCTACAAGTATCTGTATGAACGCCAAGCTGTTTTTGTAAAGTATGGCATGGACTTGGACGGACAGACTGAATGGATTAACGGAGGTAAGTTTTACCTTTCTAGTTGGAACATTCCTTCTAATGGCATTACCGCTTCCTTTGAAGCTCGAGATGCTTTGGTGTTTTTAATCGATTCACTATATACCGGAAGGAAAAGCGGAACTTTATACGAAATGTGTTATGACGCTTTGGAACTTCTTGATGTTTCCGGTATCAGCTATTACATCAATGAATCTTTGAAGGATTATACAGCTGATTTTAACAACGGAAATTCTTCTTATAAAAACGCTGATGTGCTACAGCTTTCTGCTAACGCAGCCGGTATGGCTTTGTATCAGACAAGAAACGGTGAGATTCGGATTGACCGGGTTCCGTACCTTCCTGAAAACAAGTCCGACATTTATGAAATCACTGAAATCAATGATTATCAGTATCCGGAAATCACTTTTTCTAATAAGTTAAAAAACATCTCTTACTCTCTAAATGGAGTTTCGTCATTGTATCCGAATGGTGCTACTGGCGATGGCGTTACGCAAAGTGTAAATAATGCGCTTATCTCTTCTTCCGTCGTCTCCCAGCCAAAGAATGTTCTAACTGAAAGTTATAAAGTACTTTCTAACCGTCGAAAAGCCACCCTGTCTTATCGTGCCAGCCCACACAACGACGCTCTTGATTTTGTCAAGCTCAATCATCAATTTGGATATTCTTCTAACTTGTTGATCACGGACGTTTCTTACACGTTTAATGGCAGCTTCAAGGGCTCCGTTACCGGGTATATGATTGAAGATGTTGATTCGTTACAAATCGACGCTTCTGAGATTTATTTACATCCTTCCGACACGATTACGCTCACTGCGACGCTTACCCCCGCATCTGCCGATTCCCCTGTTATTGTTTGGAATGCATCTCCCGCTGGTATCGTTGAGCTGAATGTCATCAAGAACGAACGCGGCGTATCTGTCTGCAACGTTACGTATTTACACAGCGGAAATGCAACGATTACAGCTACAGTTGCGAGCCTTTCTGCTTCTTGCAATGCTACTGCGATTGCGGATGAGATTTCCAACCTCAAAGAAGGCGATACCGTTTACATCTCCGTCGCTGGCGCTTATACCGCTTTTCTTGTCTCAAAGCATAATTACGAGCCAGAATTAAATGGCAAAGGGAGAACGCTTCTTGCTCTTAAAGACGCGAAAACAGAAAACATTGCGTGGGATAGTAAAATGACAACTCCCGCAGAGTATTCGACCAGCAGTATTGATGCCTTATTGAACGGAAACATAAAAAATTCTTTTTCTGATTTCATGCAGAAAGAAATCGGCAAAACTACTTTTTATTATACCCCAGCGTTCAAAAAAAATGATTCTAACAATTACGTACCTTCTGCTGTGTCTACTCTATCTCGCAGTATATTTTTACCTTCCGCAAAAGAAATATACTACGGATTTCCAGATAACAGTAGTTCTATTAACGAAATTTGGGGTTATGGATGCAACGTAGAAGGAAGCCCGCTCCCTACAGCAAAAGAACTTTTGAGAAATCCTTTTTTTACCGTCGGAGACGATTACAGCCCGTATCAGCAGTGGACGAGAACTCCCATTACCCATCTTGAATATTGGGGCATGGGCCCTTCTGTTGGGGATATCTATTATCGTTCTATCGTTGTTTCAAAGTATTGGGACAGAGCACATCTTGGCAGTTATGATGACGAAGACGAATTATTTTTTTATGACTGTATCGGTTCTGGCAACGATGGCCGCAATTGCTATCATTACATGTTTACCGTTCCGAGCAATTTGCCTATCGGGTATCAAAACAGAGTTGAGGAAGAATAATTTATGGCTCGTTGGATTACAGACCGAACGCAATCAGATGTTGACCGCGTGAAAGAAATTACCGCAAAGGCGAGAACAGGCACGTGGACAAAAGTCGAACAATCGGAATGGCTTGCCGGAATGAAGGGCGCTTTAAGCTATACGGATTTTAACCGCATTGAATCCGGCATTCAAGAGCTTGGCTCCATTGTTGGCGCGTCTGTTTCTGTTCGGACTGATTGGACAGTCGATGGATATATGAAAATCTCCGATGCAACACGTTGGCTTTCTAACATCAACTCCATTCGCACTAAATGCTCTGGCCCATCTGCTATTGCAGATACGCCAGAAAGCATGAATAAACTCGATTTTTCAAGGATGAATCAAATCGAGCAAATTTTGTTCGACATTGAAACGCTTGCTAAAACATACGTTACGTTTTCCGGCGAATACATGACAGGAGATGGACAATATGGTTTTTGAAGACCGTGTGGCGAAATATCCGGGTCGGTGGACAATGGTAAAATCGGATGGAACATCCGAAATTGTCACTCTTATCCGAAATGACGAGCCAACAAAAGAAGGAACGCCAATCAATGCATCCACTTTAAACGAACTGAGTACCGTTGCAGGCGCAATTAACGCAAAGGAAGAAGCCGTTTCGGCAGCGCATGCTGCTGCATCCGAAAAGGCTAAAGCAGAACAAGCGGCTGCAAATGCTGCGAACGCTGTTAAGGTCGATTTGAAAGAATACTCTGACAAAGCAGTCACGAGTGCGTCAAATGCAGCGAAGAGCGAAAAAAATGCGAAAGTGTCCGAGACGGAGTCTGCCAAAAACCTGCAAGGGACCAAAGAGTATTTTGAGCAGGTGCGCACTATCACCATCGGTGCACAGGGCTGGTACGCCACGCCGGAAGCCCTCAAGACTGCTGTGCCGGTGGGCGAAAACGGCTGGTGGGCAGTGGTCGGCACGACCGACACCATCTGGACGTGGGACAGCGACACGGGCGCGTGGAAGGACAGCGTGCAAAAAGCTGATTTATCCGACTACTACACACGGGAACAAGTAAACAGGCTTCTTGAAGCGCAAAAGCTTGCAGACCATCCGGTGGGCAGCATCTACCAGAGCACCGACCCCACCAGCCCCGCCGCACTGTTCGGCGGCAGCTGGCAGGAGATTGC